CGTGGTCACGGCGCGTCCTAATGTCATTTTGGCAGCAGCACCTGTAATCCCACCCGTAGCCAAAGTTGGAAGCATGGAGCCAAGACCATTAGCAAATTTCAATGCCCAGACATCAATATCCCCAGCCCCATCACCTAGCGTCAGCCCACCACGTTCATTCTCGGAAATGATGCGGCGATTCAGCGCTTCTTTTGCATCATCACTCATGCTATCCACAAGCGCTGCCGAGGTTTCGTGTGCTTTATTGCCCACGCCAGCAACAACATCAAGAACCGGTGATAGACGTTTAGCCATACGTGCACTAGCTTGATCTGCATACGACAGTTCAGGATTACCATCACCATTTTTCTTACCGAATGCGCTGGCTTGGCGTGCAACCTCACCAATACCTCCCACCAAATCCAGTGCACCAGCGCCTACCGCTTTAACCGCATCACCAAAGCCAACACTCAAGTCCTTTGGTTCAGCTGCGACCTGTGACGGCGTAGCCAGCAAGTTTGCATCCAAATTATTCCAAAAGTCGTCCATGCGGGTATCAGACATAACCGGCGAAGGCATGCCATTTTTCTCGTCATTGCGCATATGCTCACCTGGTAAAAAGGCATAAAAAAACCGAGGTGCGCGTTTAGGCGCAACTCGGCATGATGGGCATAAATTACCTGATGGTTATTTCACCTTCCAGTCATACGTACTCAGCGAGCTGCTGTCATGGCTCGATATGCATTTTCGGTAATATCAGTGGGCAATTGACCACCAGCCGCCGCTCCCGAACGCTCAGCCGCTTGCCTCAAAGAATTGGCCGTATTACTTGCCTGACGATGCAGCAGCCATTGGTTATAAGCAGCATCTAGCTGTTTCGGGTCCACATTATCTGCAAGGACCTTACCCTTTTCGGCGGCCTCTTTTATAAACTGCTGGCGTAATGGATCTGCCCCCGTCCACGTCGTTAACGCAGACTGTTTTGGCTCCTGCTCATCGCCAAAAGATTTTGCTGGCTCCAATCCAAAAACACTTCGCAATCCAATAATCTTGGCTTCACCGGCTTGTCGTTCAGCCTCAATTGCAGCCTGTTTTTGCTCTTCAGAAAGCATACCGTCACGACGAATCATGCTGATGTTCTTGTCTGTTTCAGCATTCACATCCACGACAGCTTTACGGTACCCCTTCATATCTGCACCAGGAATTAAGCCCATCGATGCACGTAGCTGCTCCGCATTCTGGCTCAGTGAATGTGCCAGCGCAGCTCGCCGATAAGCGGGACCAACAAAATCCATCAACGGAATGACTTTGGGCTGATCATTCTGCCGTGCGCTTCGCCCCTCTGTCACCGGTCTTATTGCAGTAGAGCCATCGTCATAAGTCACCTTTACGCCCAGCACAACGCCTGTACCGTCTGGGGTAACATGCACGTTTGCTAGCTCTTTATTTTTGATAGTCTTTCCCGTCTGAGGATCAACATCACCTAAGCCGGTTTTCACCTCATCTTGAAATAACACCCCCGCAGATTTCAAAAAATCAGGTTGGTTAATTCGCTGAACACCCTCTTCACTGTTCCAATCCAGCTTACCGGCCTCAGCATCGCGCATAAGCGCTGCAGCATGAGTGACAAAGGTTTTACCCGCATTGGCATAATCACTACTCATGTAGCGCTCAGGGTTATACATTGCCGCGTACTTATTGTTGACCACTGAAAAGAACTGTTCACTGGGAGTCTTACCGGCTTGAATATCAGCCCAACCCTGTTGGATGATTGGCATGTTTTCTTCGAGGAATTTCTGCTGGTGAAGGCGATCTTTCTCCCACTCGTACATTTCAACCTGCCGTGCTTCGGCTCTTGCGGCTCGAGCATTGGCTGCTTGGCTATTCGCAATCGATGCCCGTAGGCTCATTTCATTCAGATTATCCAATCTCTTCTGGCGTTCGGCGTTAGCCGCATCTAAACCACGGCGGTAGTTTTTCTCATCTTCATAGCGTTCATCCGCCAACTTTTGCCGCTCTAATGCGTTTTGCCACGCCGCATTTCGCAGTGACATTTCCTTTTCTTGTCGAGCTTCAGCTTGCTTACCTCGCTCGTACCGATCCATGGTGTTAAAGCCAGCTAGAAAACCCTCAGCTAATCCGGAAACGCCCATAGCTCCCCCTTAAAACAAACTACTCAAAAAACCGAGGCCACCACCAATTAACGCGCCAATGGGGCCTCCCGCCAGAAAGCCCATTCCCGCACCCGTACCAATACCGCTCATCGTGGCCTGTTTCTGTTGTGCCTTAAGCTCTTTATTCATGTTCTCGCGTTGCTGCTCCAAGCGCGCCGCCTCGCGTAGCCCACCCATTGCTTGGTTTCGTGTCTGAGCACCAATATCGATAAGTCCGTAGCCCATTACATACCTCCACCCGCTTTGATGGCCTCCCGCAATCCAGCATCAGCCCCAGTAAGGATCCCTAATTGGCGATTTTTCTCTTGCTCACGAAGTCCGTTTTCAGTCCCTGCAGTCATGAGCGCCATGCGTAAGCTTTGGCTGTTATCCTGCGGGTTCTGTGCTGGCGCGACGCCCATTCTTGCATTTCGATTTGCTGTTGCTTGCTGCGCGGCGCGTAAAGAATTGGCGTTATTTTGTTCGACACGGCCAAGCTGTTGCGTCAGTAATTGACCGTTTGTCGCCAGCTGCATCAGCTCTTTTTGTTTGGGGTAGAACCGCGTCAGCCAGTCTTGGTATTGTTCACGAGTCAATCGAGCATAAGTGTCTGATGCCCATCCCATCAGTAACCTCCCATTGGATCCGGTAATGAGCCCTTAATCATTCCGCCTGGTGTTTTAGCCCACTGACTGGGAGCCGTTGTCGTAGTCTGTTTAGCCACATCACCAAGGCCAAATTTGCGCGTGGCCATACCCGCTGCGGTGCCTACGACACCGAGCAACGACTGCTTGTCATTCCACTTTCGCTGCGCATCACTGGCCGCTTTGCTTAGGCTATTTGCGGCCAAATCACTGTAGCCCTGTAGCGCCTCCGCTTTTTGGCCACTGCCCATGGCAACCACATCTTTCAGTCCAGCGACGTATTTATCCTGCTGACTTGATTGCGCCCGATTAGTTGTATCGGTCTGGCTCAATGCCTGTTCGGTTTCCAAATCCCGCATGGCGTCTTGATAACGACCGCTAGTTGGATCGATACCCGCCGAAGCCATGCTATCCGCCATATTTTGGCGCACCTCGCCAAAGGCTTGAGCTGTACCTAGCGCCGATGTGCCAGCTAGCTTGTCGTATTCCTGTGTGCTGTTCATGTCATCGACTTTATTCATGAACAGGTTTTCAAAATGGCTCAGTTCATTTTTGTAGAGGTCCCATTGCTGACTCGCAATTTCTGCTGCAGCCTTTTGAGCCTCTGTCTCTTTGATTTCGTTGGAGCCGCCGCCTTTACCCATCGCTCACCTCACAGCGTTATCTTGAAAACATAAAAACCATCAGCATCATCCGCCTGACGAACCCAGCCCATTCGTGGTGCGACGCGCAACCAGCCTTTTCGCGCTGAGTGAAACCGGATCCAGCGAGCGCCTATCTTTCTAGCCAATGACTTCACCTCTGGAAGATGCCTCTCTGGCGCATGGTTATTCCCCCATCCAGCCCAGACAATGACGCCAGTCGTGTCATCTTCGACGACAGGCCTCAGCACAAAACCGTCATCACCGCGCACAAACAAAAACGCCACCCGATTACGGATGGCGTCTCTAATTTTTTCGATAAGCGTTAGGTCGCCCGAATCTGCGGCGATACGTTGTAATTTGGAATGCATCTTTAGAACGAGGATTGTTTAGTTAGATTTTTGAAATGATCGCAACAGCACTCGCGGCACCATCTCGACCTATCGAGCCTGTTAACCCTAGCGTAGCTGATTGGTGTGCGGGAATACTGGCTGTGAATACAGCACTTTTAGGTACGGGGACAGGAATGCTATTCACAAACCCAGGCGCGCCGACAACATCATACATAATTCTTGTAGCAGACAATGAACCCACACCACCGCCATTTAATGTGGCAGTTGCGGTGGTTGATTCCCGACCAGAAGAGACAATGACTTGCCACTGAACAAGCCGAGCAAAAGGAACAGCCTCAACGGTAACAACCGAGCCAATACCCATGGCATAAGTTCTGACAATATCCCCTACTATTTTTTCAGCATACAGGGTGCCGCGAACGTCACAGGACTCAGCTATCACACAGCGCTCCATCCTCATGTCGCGGATATTTCCGCCTTCGGCATTTAAGCGATTGGTATAGATGCTGCCATCGCTATAGATAATGCTATTCCAACCTTTACCCCATCCACTGTAGGGTCCACCAAGACCAAAGCCAGCAGCCCCACCGGACATATAGGCATTGCCCATATCAAATGAACCACCGGAGATAAGTGGCGCAGAGATGCTGACGCCGGCCTTAATGTAATCTGCGGTTATCTTCTCTGAATGGATAATTTGGATTGTGGCCTTCTTGATAACAGCCTCACGAATCCCGACCTTGCCATCGTCAGTTACGCCAAAGATGATTTCTTTTTCTGTCGGTTTGGCGGGGTTGTAGATGGCAAAATTCGTTGCCGATGCGATGATCTCATCGACATCCGCACTGGTCTCAGCCAATAGTCCAAGTGCACTCTGATACGGTCCGTTGTAGCCATTTTTGTTGACGAACCGAACCCAATAAAATGCCTTAAAGCCTTTGCCTACCGCATCGGCATACACATTGGCTAAAGTTGTACCAACGCGTACAGCCTTAGCGATGTTATTGCCTTTATCAGCAACAGCATCATCAAACTCAGCACGCCACACCTCAGCAAACGCGTGCCCTTTGTAAGTTGGGATATCCCACGTCAGCGTTACCGTATGGAAAGCACCATCAGCGGTTACATTCACTGGCTCATGTGGTTTTTCAACTCCTTGCCACACAGGATCCCGTTCAGGAGGCGTTGGATTTTCCGGAATGATTGCGCCACTACCACTACGACGCAATTTCAATAATCCAATTGCCGCAGCTTCACGATAAGTCAGCGCCTTGTCGAGCTTATCCCCCTTTTGGCCGGTGATGATCTGCATGTTCTCGGCAACAGCCTTGCTGTCAGCATTGGCGCGAAAGGTGGTCTTAGTCATTGCGCGCACACCTCACTCATGCTGCCTCCTAGCGTGATGCGCTCAACCTGAGCAGAACCTCCCACCTCCACTTGCCAAGTGCTACCACGCAGCGCAGGCAAGCGAAATGCCCCATTAGGAACACTGCCCACCGGAACAGACGCAACCAGTAGGCCATCCACGTACAGCGAAAAGCTAACCTTGCTAATGTCAGAACTCATAATGCGTACGCTTTGCAGCCTAGCACCAGGCGGCAGAACAAATTCCTTAGAGCGCCAACGCATAGCCATTGGCTGCAATGATCCGCGCCACTTAAATAGCTGCTGTCCCTTGGCAATAACCAGCATATCGGCTTGCATGTCTGTGTATGCCGCATCCCAGCGGCCAGATAACCAACGAAAATCACCGGACTTAGGATCGAAGATAAATCCATGCGTATCAGTTAACGCGACATAGCGGCCTTCGTGATACCACGCTCGTAACGTTTCCGGCTTCATCTGCTGCCACTGCTCGCGTGTAATCAGCTGCTCTGTCACAAGGTGACCACCATCAGCACCAACACCCACCAAGCCATCCGGCGCGGCATACAGCACCAATCCATCCAATGCCACCATAGAGCGCGCACTAACGCATGCTTGCTGAACAGATGACAGCTTCTGGCCTGTCATGGATGATGGCGATGCCCCCTGAAACAGGTATGGATAACCTTTCGTACCAACCACTAAAGCAGTATCAATCGCCGCAATGGCAACAATGTCATGTTCAGTGGTTAGCTTGTACTTATCCGGCCACGCATAGGGCAAAAACGGCTCAGAAAACAACACTGAGTTACCAGCAAACCCTGCGCAGATACCGTTGGCCATCTGGCAGATGCCTCTCATCCCTGCCGGCGGCATGGTGTAGTTGTAAGTCTCCAGCACTGGTCCTAACTCAGCTTCTTTCTTAGCATCGACATAGGCGGTTGTTGATAAAGGCAGGTCTGCTACCAATAGGTAATCAGCGAGTCCTCCACCGGATACAGAGCGATAAAGTCTGCGTCGCGTGATGTTGCTGTCATTGGTTGGCGCCGGAGATAGCGCCACGGTAACCGTTGAATTTGGAATGGGTATTGTGACCTTTCCGCTAGCAGGCCCCGGCGGGCCCTCTTCACCCAAGCCTGTTACGTATGTTTCAACGTAAAAGCGCGTTTCATCATCGGTGACATCATCATCTTTCCCGCCTGAGGGCGGTGTTACGCTTTGGGCGTTAGGCGGAGTGGCTGGCGCTGGAACCCCGAGGCGATACCATGCAGTCGGCTTATTACTACCTCCGGTTGCAATGGCATCATAGGTCAGCTTCGGATACTCGCCGTCGGTGTAATACACCCTGTTATATGGATCCTGAGCAATCGGAGAACGCGTAACCTCAACCGGTTTATTCCACGCAAACCAATGCGCACCGAGGTAGTGGAATAGCGTTTTAGGCGTAACCGGCAAAGATGTACTCAAGGACTCGTCAGCGGTTAATGGTGCGATAACGCCGCGATCAAAGTGACAATCTTGCGCCAGAGTCGCCACCTCATTGGGCAATAAATGCTCCTCCACGCGCGGAGTCATACCGCGCATGGTAAAGATATCAATCAAAGGCATGAGGAATTTTCCGGATGGCAGAAACAAGAAAGCCCCACTCGGCAGAGTGAGGCTATGATGGAGCTATTTTGGCTAACCTTTTAGCGCTGGTCAATGCCAGACTGGCTCAAGCATGAGATCGTTCCTGCGAGTCTTGAATGCTTCACAATCAGGATGCAACCGCAGGTCTATTACTTGCATTTACGGTCACAACGCCACCATCACTTTCTGACGTGTAGTCACGCAAATCCCGAGCGTACCGCTTCCACGACTCCAGAGTGCTTGTTGCGCGGCGGTCATCAGTTAGATGTAGACTAATTTGCAGGTCAACATTTTTCAACTCTGACTTGACCCAATCATGTTCCTGCTGGTTAAATATTTGTTGTTCTTCATCTGCTAAATCTTGCGCCGTTTTGACATTTTCAAAAAAGCTCATACGGCACCCCTCCACTTAATTGGACATGGCACCTCTCCTGATTCGATTTCGAATGTATAATCAGCCCAATCCGTTGATTGGTTATCCTCCGCCAGCTCCATATCGTACACATAGCGAATTGTGGCTTGCTCACGCGTCAGTGTGCCTATAAACGGACTGCTTTCTGTAGCCTCCGCCTTCCCACCCTCTGGGATAGCTGTCAGATCAAATTCTTGCCCGTTGATTGTAATAACTAATCCGTCAATACTGATCTGCATTTTCGGCGCATTCATTGCCGCGACTGGCGATAAAATTAATTTCATTTATCTATTCCTTTCAGTCAGTACCAACGCCCGACGACTAAGTTCTCTTGGACATATGACTGTGCGGTCAATAGACCAATCTCTGGTGGCCACGAGAATTCGCCAGAATACGGCTGGCCACTGTTCACAAATCTGCCAGAAGTTGTACCAAAACTATAAAGCCCAAGCCCACTACCGTTTAGCCCCTGAAAAAAAGTCACTTCATAATGCGTGATTATGGCGCTACCAGAGAATGCTGCCGCCACGGCTGTATCTGCGTTAACCCGTCCGTTTGGGCCCACCGGGCTATTAGTTACACTGTATCTAGTGCATATCTGAGTTCCATCTGCAAACCGCACAAACTCACCGTTTGCATTGCTGCCACGTTGGATAATTGCCCCAGTTGGAACACCGCCGGATTGTGAGACTGAGCCAACGATGTTTCCTGGGCTGTACTTGCTATCTAACACGCTCTTTAGTCCAGCAATGCCGCTGATCTGGTGTGCCCCAGCTTTTTGTGCGTGCTGCTCAACTAATGCAGCAGCAGTTCCAGCTACATCAGCCCCTATCTTTTCTGGCGTTAAAGTGACAGCGCCCTTTTCACCCTGTACGCTAGTAACGGATTCTGTATTGTCGATTTTGTAATAGCTACCACCATCAGATGTGGTGTAGATAAGCGTGTCACCTACACCGTAATCTACGCCACCGATTGTGCCACCTTTCGTAACCTTCCAGAAAGTAGGCCGCTTGATGCTGCCAACCGCTATAGGTTGCGGGTATACCCCGCCAGATAAGTCAGAGGCACCTCCATCAATCAACGCACCTGCCGTTGCTTGCGCGGCTACCTGTGCCTGGCGCGCATACTCTGCAGCTGAAGCATCATGCTCAGCGGCTGATGCTGCTTTCTGTGTCGCGGTATCTGCTGCGGCCTGCGCCATGCTGGTTTTAGCCTCAACCTCATCGCGCATCTGGGTAACAGCCTCTGTATTGGCAGCCACTGCCTGCGCGTTCTCTGATACTTGCTGCGTCTTGGTGGTTACCGTTTGTGTATTTTGAGCCACCTGTTCGGCCTTACGCTGAACAAGAGCCGTATTGCTGGCTACAGATGCAGCATTGTCTGCGACCTGCTGAGTGTTGTGCCTCACCTCATTTGCATCCTGAACGATGCTATCGCGCGCAGCCTTTGCTTCATCAGCCGAAGTCGCAGACTCTTGTGCTTTGGTTTCCGCCACCTGCTTATTTTGGGCTGTCACAATGACATCGTTGCCTGTCTGGATTCGATCGCTCTTGGCTGATGTAGCAGCCTTCTCGGCTCGTAGCGCAAACTCCATTGCCGCATCCAACATTGGCGGCGTGATATTGATGCCACCATCTACGAGGATTTGGTGTAAATCGCCATCATCGGTATCAGCGGTCACCACTGCAGTACCGAGATAATCCATGTCACCGCAAATATCGTTTTGCGCATAAGCATCATAGGCACCAATAGCCAACGGAAACTCATAGTGACCTGACGCATCACACTTATATGTGAACACTGAGCCATACAGTACCTCGGTGCTGCTTTTCAGTGCACGTAGCTCAATCATCGCTCCAGCTACACCCTTACCGGAGGCATCTGTAATCTGACCGAATACGCGGATCATCTGTTACCCCTGATTAGTTTGAAACTTCTGCTGCCGGCGCTGGGATAATGCGCGATCGGCCTCCAACTTAATCCCCAGATACTGAGCGAATGCTTGTAAGTGCAGTTGGCCACGCGCCGAGTTAGCGGTGTCATCGGCATCACGCATATAGGCGCGATAAATAATCCAATCCATACACGGCGTGAAAAACGCCGCATCAAATGGCAATGGCTGAGTAATCTGAGAGACAGTAACCGGCTCTGGCATCACACTGGCAACAACATCAACTTGCACGCCATCAGCTACCCCAGGATAAAGCCAGAATACGGTTGGATTGCTTTCGTCATAGGCATAGGCTTCTGCCTCAGTAGAGCCTGTCGAGCACATCCAATCTGGCTCCATGTCATCCAATACCCCGCGCTCACAGAAGCGCAGCTTGCGCCCATTGGTATTGCGCTCAACCTCAATCAAGCGGCGCGCGCCGGTCGGCAGTGTTTGCCGTGTGCCCGCTACACAAGTCACCGTCTTGGTTGTGGCAAAGATATCGGGCCGATACGTTGCTAGTGCGGCCACGGCACTGTTGTAGTACTTAACCAGATCGTCTTGTGTCCAACGGCGCAATGGGCCTTCATCCGTCAGCTCTCGGGATACTGTATTCAGCAGTTCTTGAATGGTTTGCATGCAGACTCCTTAGAAGAATCTGTGGCGACGAACAGGATTGATAATGCGTGCATTTGGCGTGGCCTCTACCCGAAAACGATACCCGTCGCGTATGGCTTCATTGAACCGACTTTGGTACATCATGCCCATTTCAGGGTTACTCCACGGCTTACCGGGTTGCAGCTGTAAGTCTGCCGTTGCGCCATCAGCAATGGCGTCGGCGTAGTCCTCCGTCAATGCAGCAGGAATCAAGCGCGCAGTCGGTAACGGCTCAATTGCGCCAGCTATACACACATCCGTAAATGTGCGTAGAAATCGGACCGAATCAGCTGACTGCAAGTGGTAGTCGCTCCCCGAGCTTAAGAGTTCCCCCTTAGCCGTAATGCAGTGAATAACGGATGCAGTAACCTGTGGCTCACGCACATCCTGACGCGCCTGACGGTTGATGCTACTCGTGGATGCAAACGCAATAGTCTGCCCTTCGAGTACCTCGGAAAAACGGCGTTCCAGATGCACCAATCGACTCTCGCGGCAAAAGCGGATTGCTACGCGAATGATGGCTTGCCGAATGAAGCTATCGAGAGGACCAGATACCCGCTGACGAACCAGCGGGATAAGAACATCAGGCGTAACCAGTCGGCTGTCCAGTACCGGTATCATTAGGCGTTACCTAACTTTGCACGTAATGCATCGCGTACACGACGGCGGAACTCATCCACTTTTTCTTGTGGGGCTTGGGTAATGCCCAGATCTTCACTCTCTACCAGAGTACGCAATTGCACGGATGTCATTTTGCCAAGGTCAATGTCGCCCGCTCGCATATCAGCTTCAGCGCGTCGCGCCGCCTCTTCCGCAGCCTGCTGTTCAGCCGCGCGTCGAGCAGCGTCTTCTGCATACTTACGCGCTTGCAAAATGGCAGGCAAATCCTCGGCGCGCCGCCAGACTGTTGGGTACTCAAGCAACTGCAATGCAATCGCCTTTTCAACCGGTACGGCTTCATGTTGAGGGAATAGCAAACGGCTGTTAGTAACCGTATCCCGTTTAACCGGCTTATCGCCGATGTAGACAATATCGATAGTGTTGGTCATGGTATCTCTCCACTAAAAATGAAAAGGCCCGCTCACTGGCAGGCCCTTTAAACTCATCGACAATCAGATGTTGCCGACCACTTCATAGTGCAGTTTGACTTTCACTGTGCCGGTCGCAGCGCCGCCACCAACAGCGATAGCAATCTCTTGCCCTTCTTGCGTCAGCAGCTCATCAACAGGAATGTACTTTTTCACTGCGGCATCTGTCGCCTCGGCATCGGTGATAGCAGTCTTGCCGATTTTCACCGTCACGGTGGTGCTTGAACCCAGCGCTGTGCTGATCAACGTAACACCGATAATTTTGATGTTCGGCTCGACTTTGTCACCGAACACAATCTCATCACCAGAAGCTGTCGCGTTTAACTTGGCCACAAAGGTTGGAGAGACGGAGAGATTACCGAAGGCCCCGTTAAACCAACGACGCCCAGTCGCGACTAAAGTGGTTTTCGCCATAATCAGGCTCCTTTGTTTCAACAGGGGAAATCAACGGCTGCCAAGGCTGACCGCTGTGTCCAGCACCATACAGCCATGGTCTTGCAGGTTACCGTTCTTCTGCTTGAAGCGGATTTTCTGCAGACCAGACATCCAACTGATAGAGAGTTCAGTGGAGTTACCGTGGTCGGTTTTCTCCTCATGCTGATTGAACGCACCGCCTTCCTGGCCAGAGCCGAATGCATTGGCCAACGCCTGAGCACCCAGCAAGACCGCGCGATCAATCGTGGTGCCGGCCGTCTTCTCGGTTTCTACGCCATTGACCGAGTTCTCCGCGCAGACTTTGACTGTGCTGCCCTCGTTAAACCGGATCGGCATCCCCTTATATGGCTTAACCAAAATGCCGCGCCACATCGCAGATTCACCACGGAACAGCTTGTGATTGAAGCCCTTGGAGCGCTCCAGCGCCGCGGCCAACATCGCCTGCCAGTCTTTACCGGAGCTGGATGTGTAGAAGTCATTCCACTGACGGGATGTGACGTAGAGCACAAAAAGCGGGTCACCTTCGGATGGATCGCCACTAAAGCGAATCGGTTGGATGGGGTTGACCATCTCTGACAAGAACAGAGAGATGTTATCGACACAGGCCAAATTGAATTTGTCAGCAGCATCAATTTGCTCAAAGGATGTCGCATCGCCACCGAAGAAATGGCGCTCATAGGTTGGCGCTGTTACGGGGTTAATCATCATCTCGGCAAATTCGGGATCATCTGCTGTCGGAATGATGATGTCAGTAGCCATATAGTCACCACGCGCACCGGCCAGCTGCACCAAGCCACGCTGGTCAGTCAATCGGCCATAGTAACCATCCGCCAAAAGCGTACGCGCCACGACTTTCAACTCATGCTTGGTGCGTTTCTGGCTCATCTTACCGCCAGCATCCACACCATGACGTGTCTGATTAATCTTCAGACCGAAATCAGCTTGAGACAGGTTTTCCAAGCGGCCGGCAATCTTGCGATCACCCATGGTTGGGCGGCCGGATAATTGATGGAAGATCTGCATGCTGACTTCATCACCGGCAGACTTGGTCAAATCCGTTACCCGCACGACAGGTGCACCGTAAGAGGTTTGCTTACCGCCATTAACCTTTACCCCTTTCGGCGCTTCTTCGGTCAGCAGGTTCATCATGGAGTTGGAGCGCAAAGCCTCGGTAAATAGCGCTACTTGCAGCAACTTATTGGCTTGGGCTGAAGTAACCTGAGTCATGTTACTCTCCTTCAAAAAGCAAAAATCCGGCACTAAGGCCGGATTCATTGATAGGGTTCACGTTGTCTTACAGGTCGTACTGCGCCAGCAGCGCCTCAATCTGAGCAGGATTCATGCTGCTCATTTCGGCCATCAACTGCTCCTGCGTCATGCTTTGGTACTTTTCAATACCCGTTGCCGAATGCTGAACTGACTGGCCGATATCAGATGGACTTTCTGGGATCCGGTCACGCTTAACAACTTCCGGCTCCTTCGCTGTCTCTGTCGGTTTTTTCTCATCGGTAGCCGGCTTTTCAGCCGGCTCCGCAGGTTGCTCATCATTAAAGGCAATGCGTGTACGGCGCGCCGCCTCAGCAAAGCGCTCCTGTAAGGGTTTATCTTTCCAAGCGGGATCATGTTGCAATCGCTCATCTACACTGATGGCAAATGCCATGCGATCAGGGTCTTCGTTGTTCCACTTAACCAGCTCAGGGATAGCCTGCAGTGCTGCCTGCAACGGGTCAGGCGTATCAACGACGGCTTGCTTAGCGGCTTCGGCTTGCTCGAACTTATTCAGTTTATTGACAATACCGGTCAGGGCTTTTCCGATCTCCGGATAGTCCTGCGCCAGTTGTTCAATCTCTTCGATGCTGATGCTGTCCGGATCTGCATCTGCCGGAATGCCGTGCTTCTCCAGTAAGCGCTGAAGCTTTTCACGCTCAGCGACAGCCTGTTGAAGCTGCTCTTGCAACGCCTGCTTCTCTCGACGCTCTTGCTGCTTCTCGCGCCGTTCATGATCCAGCACGTCATACGGAATAATGTGTTTGCCATCCTTCGACGCAATCACCTTCTCCGCACTTTCAGCTGCGTTCTGTGCCGGCTCCTGATGTGCAGCTTCCTCGCTGTCTGCTTGTTGCGCTTCCGCCGTGGACGACTCGGTATTTACGTCCGTTTCGGTTTGCGCGGCATTGTCGGTCGGCTTACCGGCTTCGCCGTCTTGGATTTCAGGCGCATCGCTGCCCTCATCCTTTTCCAGCGCTTCCAGAGCCGCCTCCAGTTCATCCAACGATTCCGTACCAGTGAGATTATTCAGGTCGATTGTGCTCATGATGTCCTCGCTCTATATCGGGTGGTATCGCTGCCCAAGCGGGAGAAGGCTCTCGAAAAAGCCCTCTCCGACTCAGGCATAAAAAAGCCCGCACAGAGGCGGGCACAAAATATGGGCGCAAAAAAACCGGAGACGTTTTTAGGCGTACTCCGGCATCATGGGTGAAAATTTAGCGCGAAATAAAACGCTTGTCGCGCGATTCGCCAATCAAAGCTCAATGGCATCAATCTGCGCCTGAATGGTCTGTAGCAGTTCGGTTTGCAGCGCTTGCTGCTCAGTGGCCATGCGCTCGCCCTCTTGCTGCAGACGTACCATTTCTTGCAAGGTTTTCCCTGTTTGCGCCTGCTTCAGAGCATCATCAAACCGCACTGACTCGGCCAGCTTCTGAACTCGTGCCGCCTCGGCCTGCCATTTCGCCGCCTTACCTTCTAGCTCGGAGACTTTAGCTACCAGCTCACGCATGGCTAACTCTTGCTGTTGTTGCTGTATCTGCGCTTCGGCCTGTGCGGCAGCCTGCTCTTCTGGCGTCATTTCGTCCGGTGATTTGGCAATCCCTAACGCTGAGCGGATCCGCTCAGTAAACTCATGCTTATTGGGCACATCCATCAGCTCGACCAACAAATCAAAGCAACTGGCAGCAGCCTGTGGTGGCAGTTTTGCCATCGCTTGCTCCATACGTTCAGCCAACTGCTGCTTGAAGATAGGCGTTTGCTGTATTGGTGCTAGCGCGATATGGGCATTGAGACGGCTGATGTCATTACTGAGTTTCCCATCCTCCTGCTCCACGTTGATCATCAGAGTCTTACGCCGACGCTTATCATCGCGGTTGATGGTGATGTTGTAATTTCGCCGGCGACTCAGGTCTTCAATCAGGTAAGACAGCGCCAACTCACCAACTTTCTGGCAGGCAAAGCGATAATTGTCATTAATCTCTGAGAGCGTTGTCGCGCCTTGCTCAACCAGATTCGCAATAGCTACACCGGACTGTCCAATCTCGCCTTGCCCCAAGTAAGCGGCATATACCCCCATGGTGTCCTGAATCAGTTTCACGCTGTCTTGCATCACTTGGAATTGCTGCGCGGCGACTTGGAAATCCTGCTCAACTTTGAACACATCCGAGATGGACTGCTTATTGCGCCGTTCAGGATTCAGCTCAATATAGCCATCAGGACGCTCAACCTCCTCCATCACCTGCTCGCGGCTCATGTTAGTGGCGTCTTTATCAGCAATAACGCGTTTCGCTTGCAGCAGCCACGTCAGCTTGATTCGACGTAGATTCACCTCATCTTGTGCCGGCATTGCGCGGACAATTAGCCCATATGGCTCTCGTGAAGCATCTTTGATGTAGCCCCAAAACGGCACTAGCGGGTACATATTGTGGGGAGCAGAGCACGGTCTATCTACCAAGAAATGAGGACCAGCAAACCATGCTTCTCGAATCGTTGCGACCGGACACTCCTCAAGCCACGCTTTACCCAATGCTAGCGCGGCGCGATGCAGCTCATTCTTGGCGTCATATTCAATCGCGCGGCCTGATTCCAACATCAGAACCTTACGCATGTTGTATGTGCGATAGTAGACAACCTGAAGCAGTACCCGTTTGCGGTCTTGGCTGCACCACTCCACCTGATTGGCATCAAATTGCTGCCATTCCAAAAACGCATTGGCGGTATCTGGACTCATGCCTTCTATAGCACTGACATCCACAAATCCTTGCCATGTATTGCCCACGCTCATCCGAATAATATCGGCCTTATTGGGCATCAAGGTGCAGCATTCATCAACATCCAGCCATCGACGGCGCAATAGCCAGCGACAATCCGATAAATCGGCTTCACGTCGATGCCAGTCCCAAAACACTTCATCGCGATGGACGGAGCCGAACTTGAAGCGTGGACCAAATGGGTCCGCACTACGGCGAACCTCAACCCAACCAATACCGGCTTTGATTTGACTTGCGTATGCCTCACCTCGGGCGCGGCTTTCACCTCCGAGCCGGCACATATCTGCAAACTCAGCATTCAAGGCTTCCGCCAGCAATTCCATCTCTTCATCGGCATCATCTGCTACGACCATCAAATCGGTGCGACTTTTAGCCTCCATACCCAACACGCCATCAATAGTTGGCGCAATCAAGTTGTGGATCGTCAACGGCTGGCCACGCTCTTGCAGCACCTTAATCACATCACCAGGCAACTGGTCACCGTCATAATATGCACACGCCTTACGCGCCATCGTGCGCCAATCAGGTTGCCCGTTGATATCACTCATCAGCTCCAACAGGCGTGACGAATCGAGCAGCCCTTTTTGAGCTGCTTGTTTAGCATTGTCATTCATCAGTGGGTCATCCAGTGTTTTGATTTACGTGGAGAGTGATCGCGTACAACGCGTGCAGGCATGCGTACCCGCATCTCTTGGGCAATCATGTAGCTCATGAGCTGGTCATCGAAGCAGTCTGTTTGGGCATTCATCGAACCGTTCTTGTCGTACACGAAACTGGCGGCTTCATGCACAGTGCCAATCCAGCGGATCCCCGATTGGCGCTCACGCAGCAACGTTTTCAGCCCATCAACCAGTACCGGCTTACTCTGACGTGTCGTCAGCCAGCCAAGACGCACCGTCTGGTCATCATCTTCACGGTCAATATATTCCTCGGTATAAATCCGCCGAGTCGGATAAAGGTCGCGAAAAGCCAGCAAGAAGGCATGACCGTGGTTATTACGCTCGGGTCCCACATAAGCCGGACCGTACTCCTCGGAGCCATACCATTTACCTATGTGCGCAGTTAGTTGCGCCAACAAGCCCGGATCGAGATGCCCGAACCAATGCGCCACTTGCTCTCCATTGCTGCGTTTGACCACATCGATGCTGGAGCGGTCACCATGCTCTAGCCCTTCGGCGATATCGACACCAATCGCATAATCCTCATCCAGATCGGGCAACTCCCACACCAAAAGCATATTGGCCAGCGCACGTTGCACTTGGTCATCCACCTTCTCCGGACGATGCATCTTCTCGCGTCGCCCCGTCACCGGATCCATATCGTAGACCAAGCGTGGTGGTATGCAGTCAGCCTCAGCCAGCATAGTAACTGCCGGTGCAAACACGCGACGACCGGAGGTAAGAAACGCCTCCAATGGCGTACTCGGAAACTCCTGCTTCATCTCCTCTTTGAGCATGGCCTCCTTAAGTACGTACCACTGCCGCTGCTCATCATCTAACTGGCATCCCATGGACGCTTCGACGGCAGCGAAATACTCGCGCTGCGCCTTACTAGCCATCAGGCCACCGGCAGCAACGGGCGTGCGATATTTGGGGTCTTGCCACCACGCAAAGAAGTGGAACTTCCAATCGAGTTTGCTTAGCGCCATGCCCGAACGATTCAACTCAATGGCATCCATGCACAAACTATGAAAATCACCGCCTACGCCCTCGGCGGTGGACTCGATAAATGCGATCGCGCCTGGGTGAATGGCTTGCAGCGTACCGGTTTTCACCTCTTTGGCCTTCTCCGGATACTTCGCGCAGATTTTGCCATGCTCAGAGACATGCAAACGCTGAAGCGTACCGGAGCGGAAGGATGTGGCCACCTGAATCGAGCTGCCGTGTTTGAAGAAAATCGCCCCGCCATTAGCGCCAGAACGGCGCGATACAATGCGAAAGCTTGGCTTTAGCCACTCAGGCAGATTGTCGAAAGGGATTTCAATCTTGGTACGAAAGATTTCACCCGCCGCCTGCAAATCTTGCGCGACAATGCCGCACTTGAGATTGTTATTGAACAGCGCTTCATCCAGCAGATAGATATCAATAGCCGTCGAAAATCCCAACTGCCGCGCCTTCAAAATGATGTTCAGAAACCACATGGTACGGAACAGCAGCTCTTGTGCCGGCCGCAGCCTAAAACGCACCAGCTCACCAAGCTCGTTCTCAATCATGTAAAGGTTATTCATCCGCCACCACTTGTCTGAAAGACGTGAGCGAATGAACTCCACCTTCTCTGCCTCACTCAGCGCATCGATATCATCAACGACTACGGACATGGCATTAACCCTCCGCTATCGCTGTTTCGAATCCCCTCGACGATTTCATCAACCGGTGTATCTGTTGTACCGGCATTACGCTCGATGTTGTCAGCCTCTGCGCGCAACTTCCGCTTGGCCTCACGGATACGTTCAACATCCTCGGCATAGCGCTGCTCTTGAATGTTGTTCACCCGTATTCCGCTCATGGTGCGATGCAATGACTCAATACGGGCAATGTTGCGCTCGAGTGCCTGCTCCGCTTTCAAATACAGGCCGTACAGCTCAGTACGTGTCGCAACATCCTGCTCATTGGCCATATCTTGATAAATGCGCGTAAGGCTTTGAGTCAGCACCAACGAGCGAGCCCGCGTGAACTCCAATTCATCCTCAAGCCCCATCGCGGAAGCATCCGCAAAGAGACCATCGGCATTCTCTGCGGTCAGGTATTTGGCGTATCCACCGTGTTTGCGTGCGGTTTGGTTGCCTCGGGTAAATTGGTTTGGCGGATTGGGGTTACCGGATGCACCCACGGAAATGGTATTGCCTGGTGCGAAATGCCCTTTGGCATTGCGGCCCGGCTTTGGCGTTGAAGTTTCGGATTTCGGTTCCGACCTATCGGTGAGTTGCGGCACCGAAGATGCAGAGTCAGACAACCCTTCCTCATCTTCATCACCTCCTCCCGTTCGACCGGTCTTAGGTTGTTTTTGCACAGACACGGCAGAATGCGCAGTCGAAGTGGATTGCGCAGTTCTGTTTTGCGCACTCTGCGCAGTTTGATGTAATTGCGCAGTTTCCACATTGCGCACTTTGATGTAACGACGAGCACTCTGATAATTGATCCCACGCTGACTGCACCACTCTTGTGCTGTGATGCCGCTTTCTCGGTGCTCTTCGAGAAACTCAGCTTGCAGCGCTTTCCAGTCATGCTTTGCCATCAATCACACAGTTCACACTCAATGACCATATCGCCTACCTGTGGCTCACGATGCGGTCGGACTAACTCAAACTCTGCGCCGGTATTCAGCGCAACGCGGTAGCCGGTCTCACAAGGTTCAACTGCACAAATGAGACCGGTCATTTCCCGCAATGACGGATTACTCTCCCGATACTCCAACCAATCACTATCGCGATTCACCAGATAACTGGCGTACAGGTCGCTTTTGCTGTTGGGTAAGGATGAAGGTTCGGATGGTGTTTTTGTCGATGTTGCACTGCTCGATGCTACTGATAAGTTCCCGCGCATAGCTGCCTCCCATTTCGCCATAACTTGGATCAACGGGGATCGGCACTGCTGTTGGCGTCGTCGCGGGAAGTAAACCGTCCAGCTCGCACGTTGGCATTGATGGCGGCTTGGCGCACGACGTTAAAAGCATCGTCAGGCATACGAACGGCAGCACACGGCTCCCGCTTTTGCATCGCCGAAAGTGCAGCGCGGTCTTCAGCCGTGGCTTGAATAGATTGCTGTTTATTCCGAATGGCATGCTCTAGCGCCTCCGCCATTAACGCGGCATTCCTGCGCGCTTCATTGTGAGCCTGCGTCTCCTCTCGCAGACGTGCCTTGAGCTGGCTAACTTCAAGTGCCAACGTTTCACTGCGGGCTTTATAGATTTTCAATGCTTGGCCGGTAAGAAGAACACCAACGCCAACAAGCACCACCGCGCATACTTTCACTCGACGCTGCCAAGTCATTGCCCTGTGCCCCCGAACTCGTGGAACTTCGCTAACAACGCCTCGGTACTGTGTTTCTTCTGGCCGTAGTCGTTATGAGGCAAAGACGCCCAGATGTTGGAACACTTACGAATAGCCAGTGAGATTCGGCCTTCGCAGATATCGTTGTAAGCGCGCTGCTCCATAAGCTGTCGTACCGCAATACGGTCTTGGCTGATAGGCGAGAAATCAGGTAAGCGCAGCAATCGCGCATACGGCCCGTAATAACGATTAAGCAGTTGATAACGGCCCGCCGCAGTGGATTTCAGATTGGCATTCACCTTAACCAGCACATTTGGATGGCGAGCGTAACTGGTCATGATGTTCGGACGCGGGTCACCATCATCACCATTCACAATGACGTCGTATCCATCATCTTTGGTATGGGGATGCGTACTAGTTCCCTCCGCCCAAGCCAGCATGTCCAAAAACGCCAAGATATTTGGATGCTCATTAATACGGGCCATTCTTGCCTCCTCGTTTACTCGCGATGGCGGAGATCACGGGGTTGATCACCGACTGCATCAGTTCGCGGACCTCCTGAGCCCCTAAGCACCCCACCGCACCACCAATGAAAATGGCCGCAGATTCATGCTGCAGACCAAACATGCGAAAACCGTGATAGACCGTAACCGTCAGCAATCCACAAAGAACGGCTTCCGAAATTTTCTCCAACCGCGTTTTCTGCTGATCACCTCTAAGGCGCAACAACGCAACACTGACGCTCATCGCAAACCCTGCGATGACGGATTTGTGCTGTGACAGCCATGTCACGGCAATCGTCCAGATATCGGGGTTTGATGCCGACATGACTACCTCCCAATAAAAAAGCCCGCAGGGCGAACCATGCGGGCACAAAAAACCGGCGACCAACCGGTTACAGGACTGACAAACGCAAAGCCTAAAGAAATGAGCCTTGTTGCCCAGGAACGCCGCCCACAGAGAGGTCGCCACCAAACGGCGAATCTCCAAGGCTCATTTCTGTAAGGCTCTGTGTTGTCTGATGCGCTGGGCATAGCGCAGATACGAAAAAGCCCCGCTTTTTAGGGCGAGGCTTTACATCATGGGGAGATAATTACATAACAAAATGAACTCTTCAATTCATTCGCCAAGGCGGCTTCCCCACGGTAATACTGTCAATTCGATGAGCAACAAATAAAAAAAAGCCCCTATTATGTCAGAAAATAGGGGCACAACTTTTTTCTAAGAGTAAGGCATATCTTAACGGGTTTTATTATTGTTTACTCCGCACATATCCATATGCATCAAAGCACCTTAATCCTATATATTTATTCCTTGTATGATGTTTTATGCGCATCACGTTTCACAAGATGAAAACACCATTTATGCAATCGGTTTCAAATTGATATTACAAGGTGTCAGGCTAATTTCGATTGATGCACACCTTCGTGACACAGTATCGTTATCGCCATATTTATTTTTAATAAAGACATTAAAAAAAACCTCGCGTATTTGCGAGGCTAACTCATGGGAGACGCACAACCCCTCAAATCCACTCACAAAGACAAAATCCTAAAGAGTCGCTTGATTAACAGGTTAAACCTAAAGTGCTCCCCTACCTTGCAATAGGGGAACAAGGCTCTCCCGTTGGAATCACAAATGCACACAACCATTAAGTGCAACCGGATGCATGCATCAATGCGTGCAATATTAGCCGCAATGCGACATCAAATTACTTTACATTGATCACACATTTTAGACATTGCGTGACAGTGTGATTAATTTTGTTGCGACATATTTAAAACAGTTAATCACGTTCCTCACGCAATACCGCCATGAATGTACGCTGGCACTCTTCCATCTCAGACAGTAACCAGCTGATACATTGGCAAATTAACGGCCAGTGCTGCGTAGCAAATTGAGCCTTACCCGAAACCAACCCGAGTTTACGCAACGATTTGTAGACATCATCGGATGTTGCCACTGCCGCCCCCACGCCATGGCACGATGCACACGACTCCACGCCATAGATGCCCGTACCTTTACAACGAGGGCACAAATTAGATTCTGCCGCGGCTCGAGAAGCCCACGAATCAAGGCCCTCTCTTTCACGCCGAATAGCTTCATTGAGACTTTCAACGTAGCGACGCAAGCGTTCGTGCTGGCACGGCGTTGCCGTCAACATCTCTTTCTCGGCATTGCGCAATCGAAGTTGGTATTTACGCACATTGGATGCGCAGCGTTTGCCACGCGCGGAATACTGTTTGAGGAGAGTTTTAAGGCGCGGCAATTGCGCAGGTATCGGCTTACCTGTTGCTATCTGGATAGCCAACAAACAGGCCGCTTGTGCATTCTCAGGAATGGCCCCTTTTCGTGTGTTCAACCAAGCAGGGATTGCCGCCACCAGTCGCTCAAGGGCGTTTCGGTCATTCCTAATTTTCACCATCAGCGCATCAAAACCCTGGGGGGCTTTTTGTCCGGCCATGGCTACCGCGTTGATCACTTGCTCGCGATTAATTCGGCCATTGCCACGCGTACCACCAATGGTCTCGAGTGAGACAGTCTTAGGGTCAAAGATTTTGGTCATCAGTTCGGTCATTTGGTCAGTCCTCTTTTGCAACTGGCCGTACTATATAACCCACTAAAAACTTTATCCTCCGATTCGCCGGCGCTGCAGCGCGCGCTCTACCCACTCCCGTAATTTACCGCTCCGCACCTGCTCTGCCGTGGCTTCGATAACGGTCCAGCCCAGCAATGCTGCTTCGTTCATTTTCTCCCTATCTTCTGTAAATCCGGCTCCTCGTGTATGCCGACCACCGGAGTACACACCGCCATGAATTTCCAGCGCGAGCCGGTATTCAGGCCATGCGAAATCTAACCGCCACTTGCGCGTTGGATGAAACACATACTCAGAGACCGGCTTAGGCAAACCCACCAACTGCGCAAAGACCTCACTGCGCAATTTACGCTCCTGCGCCTTCTTGTTTTTGGCATCAGACGTGGGTTTAGCTTTGATAGCCGATTGCACACCTAACAGCCGTCGCGCCTCAATTTCGGACATCACCAACATGGCAGCTACTCCACCCGAATCAAACCGCGTCTAGCTAATTGAGCGATAGTTTCGATGATCGCCGCATCCATTCTTTGCCGGCGTTCTTCGCGCGTGAGGCCATGCCCATTATCAATTTCACGGTGACAATCACGGCACAACGCCGCCGTCAAACAGTCATCCACTTTACGGGCCATGCCTTTACCCTCATTGCGATGTGCCGCCTGTACCCCATATCGTCCACACAGAACACAGCACTCGAGTGAGCGCACGGCGGCCAACCAACGTGAACTGCGATATACCGGAGCCTTCAACATCATGCGTACCCCATCAGTTGATTAACGACGTTCTCCATTTCTAATGGTGAGCTGAAGGTTTGGCTTAATAACCGCTCCCAAATCACGTTGAATACCGCCTGATATAGCCGAGAAAACTCCTCGTCATCCATCTTGGCCCAACGAATAGACTTAGCGCGTAAACGCACAGAACCATCGGGATAGCCGATCACATCAAAGAACCCAGCTTGAACTAGCAGCCATTTGCGAAACTCATCGAAGTCTTTTTGGGGTGTGAATCGACCATGGCGGGGATGTTCTATCTCTGCCGGCTCCCAATACTGGAAGGCCAGATTAACCAGAGCGAAGAATTTGCGATGGAAACGTGGGTTGCGGACCTCTCGAAACTCAGCGCGTATCACTGCCCCATTTTTCCAACGATGAGCGGTCTCTTCATCGTATGAGGACAGTGGCACAAAAGTGCTGCCGGAGATCTTAACCAGTGCAAGTTCGGTCATTGGTAAGTCCTCTGCTAGTGTTGCAGAGGCTTACTATAATGAATTTTATAATTAATTAGCAATCTCATAGGATGTTAGCCAATGTCAATATTTAAAAAAATCAATCTCTCTTTTAATTTTTTAAAATCTTTACTTTGAACATATGTAATAAATTCATCTTTCAACATCTCATTTCGAAGCTTATACTCTTGAAGATAGTCAAGATTTAAAATTAATAAATCCATACATTCATCATCAATACAACCATGTAAAACATCAAAATACTCTTTTACAAATAAATGCACATCAATAGAACAAACGCGCCGATTCAAAATCGCTTTTGAAAAAGTCTGAGATACATACTCACCTACTAGAGGATCTCTCATCCATTTCATGACCGATGACAAATCACAAGTGCAAAAGTAACTCTCAAAATCCTTCGCATCGCATTTACTGATGAATTCACACACCAATTCATTTGCCGACTGCAGTTCAACTCTAGGTTTTAAATTATCAGGCAAATAATTATGCGCATCACTACTCTCCGGATCAAAATTATTAATTATCAGAGCAGCGAGAAACTCATTACAAATCTCAACATTATCATTTGCAATCATCCTTATCAAATGCATGCATTCGCTTAACACCCTATTCCTATCACCATTACCACTAAACCAAAAATCTGAGAACGGAACAGCACACAACACATCTAAACTATGGTAATTATCAAATGAAGCAATATCAATCCTTATTCCAATCTCATCATACCCAAGCCTAACCTCATTCAGCATATAATTAAACGTATCTAATTGACTAAATCGCCCCCCAGCATTAAATACAATATCACTTGGTGCAAAGAGCCTCATTTGACGCAGTAACGTTTCAAAACCAACAAGCTTATAAACTTCTCTACACCAAACTTCAACCTCGTCTTTAACAAGCGGAAGAATATATATAATGAAATTACAAGGCTCACTCAGAATAAAACCAGGGATATCATCATTCAAACCTCGACATTCATAATACTGCCGAGTCATAGCTGAAAACTCTCTTGCTTTTTTAATCACTTCCTCACTAGTCACTCCCATCGAATTAAAAACATCACCACCTAGACCATGTAATATCTCACCACCAAGAAACTTATTATTTAAATCCAAAACATCTCGCCCAACCCCAATATCAAGATCAATTAAATCCAACATCATATGAATATGTCTTTCATCAAGTTTAAACTCAGAGCCACATTTTGTTTTATATGAAAGAGTTTTATTTGCAGTTTTTATCAAATCACTCTTATGCTCAAAATTAATTTCATTGCATAATGCATACAAGGTTTCAATTATTCTACTGATATCTGCGTGATACACACAATTATTTAGAATAATATCAATCTCACGCTTAGGTAACTCCTTGAACAACTTAGCAACCGAGGATGCCTGACCACTTGCTAACTTATCATTTACAAAAATGACCATGGCATCTTTGAGACTGCAGTTATAATGTATTGCTACAATTTGCTCTCGCCATTCATGAACTGATATATCAAGGAGCCTAATTGATTTTTCTACAGCATCAGCATCAGCATCAGCATCAGCATTACGTGCTGAATCAAATATCACATCCTGTAAAGTCATTCCCTTCCGCACAATCAATAATTCATAGATTGCGCAACATAATCCGTTAATCTTGAAAGAGCTAGGGTTTGATTCAATTGTTGTCGCTATGTTGTTAATTAGCCCCTTCATCACTCTTGGAATCCAAATATGCTCCCATAAATACATCAAAGAAATAGTTTCATTACAACCATCAATATCATTTAAAGTCTCACTCCAATACCCTTTAAATATATCCCCCCAGCACCCCATAAGCACTGGCGGAGTTCTGAAAATAACTGGAACTCGTTTACTTATAAACTCCCTGCCAGATAGACTATCATCACCCATACTTTTCTCTAATGATTTAGCAATATGGTTAGGTGAATATGGGAGCAATAATCTTAATTTATTACTATTTGAGGATGAAATAACATCCACATCGCTCCATAAATCTTTCACCAGTTCTGGAGAGAGTCTGTCAATGTTATCAATTACCAAAATGAATACTTTACCATCGGGAATCCATTCGCCTATCTTTTCAAAAAGAAACCTAAGCTCTATTGCTCCTACGTCTTTTCTTCTCTTTGTTCTTTCTACTATAACATCCTTACCATTTTTCTTTAGCATATCCATGATTGACACTCCGCGATTCAACTTAAAGTTTTTAAGAAAAATCGGGCATGCAACACACAGTGACATAAGGGCAAGGATAAATGACGCTTCTCCTCCCGCGATATCCTTACCACCTGTCCCACGAAAACACTCTATGGCAAATGCAACAGCTGACTTCAATTGCGCCCCAAAAGTTACCAGTGAGGCGAGTAAAATGTAATCACTAAATGAAATTTTTGTCGATGTGTCCTTTTCAATTTCGGTAAGAAAACCTAATGCTCTCTCAACATTTAGGTCAATTTCATTATCTTCACATTCCTTTTCCGACAGGTTTTCTTTAAGTTTCAATACCAATTGATGAATCAGACCTACTTTTAATGAGCGCTGATATTTTTCGGCATCAAAAATGACATGATGAAATTTACCCGGTTCACCTACCCTGTCAACTTCATCAAGCGCTAACTTTATTATTGTACTTTTCCCAGAACCATACTCCCCCTCAACCCCTATTATATGCTTACCACCAGAAACAATATCTTTTGAAATCGCTTTCGCAACACACTCATGGCTTTTATTGGCAAACAAGTCTTCGTCCGATGGCATTTCAACTTGATACTTACGCATTTTATTTTTTCCACACCAAAAAAAAATTAATATGCGATGATACCATCATCTCTAATCGGAAAAAGCTAAGTCCATATAAATAATTACAGGCTTATCACGATGATACTCACTTAAGTGAATTCCCTTGCTTACAAAATTAACACAAAGAAAGCAAAACACACTCACCACATAACCAGCATTGTCTACATTGATAACCACCAGACTATAACTTGCCAAACTAAACACATATTATTTCAAAAATAAGCATCACTTAAATAAACTTGTGAGATTGTTGGATTGTTACCGCCAGTATTGCTCAATAAACGCCCAGCCTTTCCATTGAGAAAATCCTTATATTTCTAGCTATACGAAGTCACACTAGTGAAAACCTCATGCTCTATTACAGTGAAGTTGCCCAAACCTTAGCAACTTCGGTGAAGAAATAATCTATTCTGCTAACTGACCTTGCTAATCTCCTATCTCGCTAACTTTCAGTCATCTTTGTATAGATGTATTACAAATTATACTATTCAATCTCATTCATATAGGCTTAGGATTACCAACTTTTAATGATAAAAGTGCAGATTAGTTGTTAGAAGCGCCGTAGCAGATTAGGTTTCGTTCAGAAGCCCAACCAACTAGCGAGCCTCCCCTTACATCCCCTCTATGTGAAGACATTGCCTTGCGCTATACTGTATATAAATACAGTTATCGGTATGCAACCATGTTTTCTACCCCTACTCCACAGCCCAAACCTCTTGAGCTTCCGTTGTTTCTGTCCCCTGCCGTTTGTGGCTTTCCTAGCCCGGCACAGGATTACATTGAACAGACTATCGACCTCAACCAAATCTGTATTGAGCATCCGGCGGCGACTTTCTACGTTCGAGCTAGTGGCGATAGCATGATTCAAGCAGGCATTCACTCTGGTGACTTGCTTATAGTTGATAGAGCTATCACCCCGATTCATGGCTCCATTGTGATAGCCTGTGTAAATGGCGAGTTCACAGTTAAATACCTGCATACCCACCCGAGCCCTGCGCTGCTGCCAGCCAATCCCGCTTATCCTGTTCTCTACCTACGCGAAGACCAAGAGTTAGAAATTTTTGGCGTGGTGACCTTTGTTCTGCACAAAACTAAGTTGGGATAAGCCATGAGTGATGCCATTGCACTTGTTGATGTGAACAACTTCTATGCGTCTTGCGAGCGGTTGTTTCGGCCAGACCTAAAAGGTCGCCCTATTGTCGTGCTATCGAACAATGACGGATGCGTTGTCGCACGTAGCGCTGAAGCGAAGGCTTTAGGTGTTCGTATGGCTGAACCATTCTTTAAAATCAGAAAGGTCTACGAAGCACAGGGCGGAATCTGGTTTAGCTCCAACTATGCCCTGTACGCCGACATGTCACAGCGCGTGATGAGCACACTAGAAAGCATGGTTCCCTCTATTGAGGTGTACAGCATCGATGAAGCATTCATTGAACTAAATGAACGCTGGGCTGGAGACCTGACTGAATACGGTAAACAAATCAAATCGCGTGTATTCCAGTGGACGGGATTAACTGTTGGTGTAGGTATTGGCCCAACCAAGACACTTGCCAAGCTGGCCAACTATGCGGCTAAGCGCTGGCCTGCCACTGGAGGTGTTGTAGACCTGCGCAATCCCGCACGGCGCAAGAAACTCATGGCGATCACCCCGATTGAAGAAGTCTGGGGAATTGGCCGTCAATTGGATGCCGGCCTGAAATCTAGAGGCATCCACACCGTCGCGGATTTGGTTAACGCCGATGCTAAAACACTACGCAAACACTACAGCGTCACCTTAGAAAGAACCATTCTTGAGCTGCAAGGATATCCCTGTGCAGATTTGGATATTGCCCCTCCCGCTAAACAGCAAATCGTCTGCTCTCGCTCCTTCGGTGAACACATCACGGATCGCCTTTCGATGCACCAAGCACTTGCTGCTTATATAGAGCGCGCAGCTGAAAAGCTAAGAAAGGAAGGAATGTGTTGCCGCCATGTCACCCTATTTATCCGCACCAGCCCCTTCAGCGGAACTGAGCCTTACTATGGCAACAAAGTCAGCACTCAGTTAATAAACGCAACTGACGACACGCGCAAACTACTCGCATTGATTCCAACGCTACTTGATCGAATCTGGCGTGATGGTTACCGCTATTTAAAAGGCGGTGTAATACTTGCCGATTTTACCCCGCTCAACTGTCAGCAAGCCGATCTGTTTTCTGACCCACAGCAAAACCAACGCAGTGAAGCACTGATGCAAGTAATCGACAAAATCAATCACAGTCACCTTGGCAAAATTCATTTTGCATCGAGAGGCTCCGATTCTTCCGAATGGATGATGAAACGAGAAAGATTAAGTCCACGCTATACCACTTCTCTTGCGGAAATCCCCATAGCTAAATGATAAGCCTGTATTAGCCCTTCAAACTGGTCTGCGTTGATATGTCATAGAATTCATATAGAATTCGCCTCCCACTATTGACTGACAAGAATAAATAAATGAATAAAGATGCAATTGCAGGTCAGGCCGTTTACTCAAAACCGGTGCTTTCAATCTATGACATATGGGTTTTGGGCTTTTCAAATCATTTCCTATGGAAATGCCCTACCAAGTTAATCAGCAAACAATTTGCTGACTTAGTCACCCAAAATCATCTGGATGTTGGCGTAGGCACTGGGTATTACTTAAAGAAAAATCTGCATAACCAAGAGCAACGCATCGCGCTCATGGACTTAAACGAGAACAGCCTTCTTGCTGCATCCAGCGTGATACCTCACCTAACACCAGAGGTGTACTGCAAGAATGTATTAGAGCCGCTTGAGATGAACTGCGAGAAGTTTGACTCTGTGAGCTTAAACTACTTACTGCACTGCCTGCCGGGCTCCATCTCCGAAAAAGGCGTCGTATTCTCTTATCTGAAAGAGCTTATGAACCCTAACGCGACGATTTTCGGCAGCACCATATTGGGCAAAGGGACAAACAAAAACTTATTAGCTGAAAAAATCCAATCGATTTACAACAGCAAGGGGATTTTCAGTAACGAGGAAGATGATGTGCTTTCTCTGAGAGAAGCCCTAGAGCATCACTTTGCGAATGTGAACATCAAGGTAATTGGTTCTGTTGCCCTGTTCTATGCCAACAACCACTAAAGAACGCTGCATCATCGACTGAACTTTAGCCGTAGCAAATGCTGCGGCTTTCAATGCCCCATCAAAGCTAACAATATCAATAGATAACAGCCCTGTTTTGGCTTCATGATAGCTCTCCTCATGAGTTCTTTATCATGCCGAATTTCATCATCAGGATGGTTCTTTTTATTGGTGGACCGTCAGTTTTCTCTTTCAAATCGCCAATCTTGGGCAAAAAAATGGTGACCATGCGGTCACCAAGCTAGATTCGCGGACGTCTAAGTTTCATATGATTATATGACACGACTATGCATTAGCTCTTGGGAAAGCGTTCACGTACCATGAAGCACCCTTCCATAAAGATTATAGCAACTAAATCGCAATTGTATTTTCCTGCAAAAATAAACATATGAAACTAATGTAGATGCCAATCTAAATGTGCTACCCATTAGACCTAAGAGAAATATAACTTCCACTAGGATAGGACGTTACGCCATCAAACAATAATGGTTCAAAGAAAAACTCACTTCACCTTGTTATCACACACAAATACAGTCTCTTCAACAGCCAATATGAGTATGCTTCTCACTATCCAAAAGAATAACGAACAAGACAGAAAAATCGTCAATAAAACAATCACCTGAGACAAAATCAAGCTAGCGCCAATGAGTAATCGAACAAAAAACACCATCCAATGGAAATGATTCTCCGCTAGTGAAATTGCATGACTGATACTTCGTGCAGGGAAAAAACCAAGCATCAATGATGCAGTTAGACAGGTAAGTAGAGTAGAAACCGCGAGAATAAAAATCCTATTCACAGCAACCAACATTAAACCATAGAGTATGAGAAGAGAATATTAATCATTTCACTAACAGTAAATAGAGCACTGCTCGCTATTTAAATACATCTGGGGGATATTTTTGTTGCAAATTATTTCCACTTAAATAAAACAGGATTTGATGACGAGACAGCATGCCAAAATTACATATGGCAATATCACTTAAAGCTCACTAACATCTAACTCGTAATCTTTTAGACTTAGTTACTCCCTATCCTTCTAGTGCCATCTCATCAAACAAAAAAATACATTCAAGTGGTAACCTGATCACTCTTTTTCCTTTACGAATCTCTATGCTATCGATAGTTAGAAAAATCTCATCAACAAAGAACTGAATCGCAAAGTGCTGATCAACATACATATTGCAAGAAACCGTTCTAAACGGAACGCCTAAAATTTCGTCAGTCTCAATTTTAAACTCAAACTGATAGTGAAAACCATCTGTACCATCAATGGCCTGCATATTATTCATGAACGCATTCACGCCCCCAATACGGAAATAAAAAACGAGAATGCTACTCACTGTCCCCAAGCACTAGATGGCTTGAGACTAAAAAAATTAAACAGAGGTAATGAATGGCATCGGCATTGAGACCAGACAACTTGTATATAACAACCATTTTTTATAGCACTTAAACACATATAAAGTGTAGTTTAATTATTGCAACTGCGCACAATAAGGATCACACTCAATCACTGTAAAGGATTAATTCACTGACTTTTATCATAACTTCGTCAGAAATCTTCGTTATATAAGTAGTATTCAGCCCCACTCCATCTCTAACTCGAGTCCAGTTAGCAAAGCTGACTCATTGGAAATGCCCTATACTCAACTCATAGACAACCCTTTCCCCTACCAATATCAAGCAGGGTAATATGAATGTATTAATACTTAGACACTCAATTGATAAAGCCATCAATGAAGGCTCATATGATCTGACTACTGCACATCAGTTAGAAAATGCCAATGACTATGCCTTAAGCAAAGTTCAAACAGCAGCAATAAAGTCATGTGATACTGCATATATTATAGATGCAGACCACCGAATAGCTTATATAGGGGCTATCACATCCATATCAGAAAGCATAAAAGTGATAGACAACGAAAAAGGTGAGCACCATCAAAACATCAAACTATCTAACGTCACCCAAGAGGTTTACATTGATATTGCATTTGAAAATGAATGGGAGTCACAGAAAGGGATTAAGGTTATACCAAAATCGGATTTTGACATCCTTATAGGTAAAAACGATGAACTGCAACAGAGGAATTGTTGACGCCTTTGTTCGGAAACCACTAAAAGCAACAACTTTGGTTCGGATAAACCAGAAAATAGCCGAGATACGGACTTCACTACGACTGGCCTCTCAATCGGTGCTGATTACAAATTCAGTGATAGTCTCATCGCGGGGTTCGGGATTGGGTATGGCTCCGATAAAAGTACCATCGGTAATCATGATTCACGCAGTGATGGCGAAGCGTTTAACACGGCGATATATGCCAGCTTTAACCCTGCGCCACAAATCTTTATCGATGGCATAATCGGTTATAGCAAGCTGCAGTTCGATTCTCGTCGCTATAACTCTATCGAGCCATCTCAAAACTTAATCTATGGTTCACGTGATGGCGATCAGTGGTTCGGTAGCCTGACCAACAGCTATGAGTTACGTTACGACAGCCTTACCCTTTCTCCTTACGGGCGTTTTAGCTTCTCCCGAAGCAATCTGGATGCCTTCCAAGAAAATGGTAATAGCGTCTACAACTTGCGGTACGACAAGCAAACTCATAATACCTCCACGCTCTATTTGGGATTGAAAACCCAATATGACGTACCAACGGAGTTTGGTTACATCCAACCTAATTTGCGGGTTGAATGGGGCCACAATTTGAACAATCAAGGTCAAGCACGAATTGGCTATAAAGATATTGGCACCTCTCCATATCTGCTCGATATGGACTCACAAAAAGACAACTTTGTTAATCTAGAGTTAGGCGCAGGGATTAGTGTTGAGTCTTGGATGCTGAATATTGGCTACAAGACCACATTTGGGCAAGCTGACTCTGACCAATCGGTCTACCTAGATATTCAAACGAAGTTCTAATGTTAATACACACATCTGGAAGTTATTACTACAAACCGCCTTCTTAAGAGGGCGGTTTCATTTCATGCTGTCGCACACAGCGCCTGAAGCATTGATACAGGTAATCGACAAAATCAATCACAGTCACCTTGGCAAAATCCATTTTGCATCGAGAGGCTCCGACTCTTCCGAATGGATGATGAAACGAGAAAGATTAAGTCCACGCTATACCACTTCTATTGCGGAAATTCCCATAGCTAAATGATAAGCCTGTATCAGCCCTTCAAACTGGTCTGCGTTGATATGTCATAGAATTCATATAGAATTAGCCTCCCACTATTGACTGACAAGAATAAATAAATGAATAAAGATGTAATGCAGGTCAGGCCGTTTACTCAAAACCGGTGCTTTCAATCTATGACATATGGGTTTTGGGCTTTTCAAATCATTTCCTATGGAAATGCCCTACCAAGTTAATCAGCAAACAATTTGCTGACTTAGTCACCAAAAATCATCTGGATGTTGGCGTAGGCACTGGGTATTACTTAAAGAAAAATCTGCATAACCAAGAGCAACGTATCGCGCTCATGGACTTAAACAAGAACAGTCTTCTTGCTGCATCCAGTGTGATACCTTACCTAACACCTGAGGTGTACTGCAAGAATGTATTAGAGCCGCTTGAGATGAACTGCGAGAAGTTTGACTCTGTGAGCTTAAACTACTTACTGCACTGTCTGCCTGGCTCAATCTCCGAAAAAAGCATCGTATTCTCTTATCTGAAAGAGCTTATGAACCCTAACGCGACGATTTTCGGCAGCACCATACTGGGGAAAGGGACAAACAAAAACTTCTTAGCTGAAAAAATCCAATCAATTTACAACAGCAAGGGGATATTCAGTAATGAGGAAGATGATCTGCTTTCTCTGAGAGAAGCCCTAGAGCATCACTTTTCCAATGTAAACATCAAGATGATTGGTTCTGTTGCCCTGTTTCATGCCAACAATAAATAAAAACAGCTCATCGCAAATTACGCAAGAAGCATTGTCACATTAGAATAAAAGGCGCCAAAACAAAATTGGCGCCCATTGAAACAATATCTAAACTTTGAAAAAAATAGTTCATTAAGCGCAACGACAAATAAGTCTATATAATACGAAATTTCTTAACATTCTCCCCTATCGACTTAGATAACAATTCTAACGTTCGACTGGAATCAGTAATTTTTGTAGCTTCCACTTCGGCCTCAACCGCTGATTTTGTAATCTCATCAAAGTTATTATTCACTTCTTTAGAAACAATTGATTGCTCCTCTGCTGCCGCAGCTATTTGTAAATTCATATCATTCATTTCTATTACAGATTGATTTATTGATGACAAGACTTCCCCTGCGGTTTCAGCTTGCTTCACACTCAACTCGGCCTGACGTCTACTTTCTTGAATAGTAGTCACAGCCTTGCCAGCATTATTTTGAATTTTTTCAATTATTGATTGAATGGTTAAAGTTGAATCTTGTGTTCTTTGCGCCAAATTTCTCACTTCATCAGCAACAACAGAAAAACCCCGTCCCTGTTCACCAGCCCTAGCAGCTTCAATTGCCGCATTTAGAGCAAGCAAATTTGTCTGTTCTGCCACACCACGAATTACCTCTAGAACAGACTCAATTTGCTTACTATCCTCAGACAAGTTACTTATGACATCTGAAACCTCTATTATTTTATCTGACAACCCATTTATACTTAGCTGTGTTTTTTTAACTTCTTGTTGACCAAGCTGGAATTCCTCCATAGCTTTAGTGGCCATTAATGCTGCATTATTTGTATGTCTGGCCACCTCATCAATAGTTTCATACAACTGACTTAATGATGTAGCTCCATATTCAGTTTCTTTTTTTTGTATCGAAAGCAACTCTTCATTTTGATTGGCTGTTTTAAGCAAGTCTTTTGATGTTGATAATAAATCTTGAGCTGTATCTAGTGAGTTTCTTGTTATAACAGTCAAATTATCCACCAATAACTTCAGAAAACCTAATATACTTTTATCACCTACAGCACTAACAACAACTTGTAAATCACCACTTGCAATCTTCTCGATAATAACTGAAGCATACTCCAATTCGCCTCCAACAACCTTATCAATTCTTTTGACAAGCTGATAGCTAACCGTTAATCCTATGATAAATGATATCAAAGTAGCAAGAACCATAGTGGTTTGAAACGAGCGAGTTTCAGACAATGCAGAACTAACCTGATCTTGAATCTTTTTTTCCTGATAATCAATCAATGAATTTACTTTAGCAAGCCACGCAGAGTAAGTAGGTGAGACATCATTGATCATATACATCTGTGCATCATCATAACGCAGCTCATTAATCAGGCTGATGACTTTATCCGTTTGTTCATCTGCTTTTTTTTGCAAAAGCAAGATCTCATTAAATTTACTTACGCTACCACGAAACAAACCTTCATCCTCTGAATACATTGACTTCAAAGAGTTTGATGCATTCTTATATTCCAATGATAACTCTTCGATGATTTTTTTATTTTTATTTACAGCATCTACCTGCCTTACTAAAACCAAATCTCTTAACGTTATAGCCCTATCATGTACACTTCCCCGCATATTGATAGCAAACCTTTGTTCAACGGCACTATTATCCGAAAACATGACCAAGCTATCATTTGCCTTGGATATCTTAAACATTCCAACAACAGATATAAACAGCATAATGAAAATCAAAAAGGAAAGGCTAAGTAGGATTTTTAACTTTATCCTCATAAACAACCTCACAAATAACAAATATCATGGGGGATTGGCCTTTGATTAATCAATAATTACAAGCACATCAACCTAACCAATGCAGACCAGCGACACAACAAACAATGAAAACGCCAAGGCGATGATGAACACAGATGAGAAAACATTTAATCAGCGATAATAAAAATGTAAATATTCTCACGCACCACACTGACCACTTGTTATTTGCTCCTGTATCTTCGATGAGATCACCCTTATTTCAATTGACTTATCAATCAGCACAGATCTAATATTTACTGGCAAAACATGGTTTCTTGACAACTCATCTATCAAAACCTCATTAAGGCCTTTTATTTTTTCAATAGCCAAATAGTTTTCATTAGAAAACCCCACGCACTCAGATATATAACTGAGCTGTTTCAAATTATCAATTAGAACATCCTCCAAATAACCTATTGACTGATACAATATATCCAAACTTATTCTATTATCACTCATTCAGCACCATAAAATAATGTAAACATGGATTGGCAATCAGAATTTCACAACCAATTGCCAATGAATCTTATATTTTGAATTTACTAACAGACAAAGTTAAATCGTTTGTAATTGACATGATTTTTCCGCACTCACTAACAACACCTTTTGTCCCAAGCGTTACCTCTTCTGATGCATTATTAATATTAATTACATTTCTATTTAATTCTTCGCTTACAGCGCGCTGCTCTTCTGCGGCAGTTGCAATTTGAATATTCATTTGAGAAATATTATTTACAGAAATACCAACTTCCTCGATCGACTCGCCAGTACCCCGCGCTATTGTCACCGCCTCAGTCATTACGTCGTGGCTTCGCTGTATAGTTAAATCAGCTTCACTAGCTTTATTTTGCAGCTCTGAAATAATACTATTAATTTGTGATGTAGAATCTTGAGTCCGTTTTGCAAGAGTTCTAACTTCATCAGCGACAACGGCAAAGCCTCGGCCTTGCTCACCAGCTCGAGCAGCTTCAATAGCAGCATTTAGAGCAAGCAAATTTGTCTGCTCAGCTATGCCATTAATGACATCCAACACTATCCCTATATCTCTACTATTTGCTCCCAGCTGTCTAATTATAATGGACGAGCTATCGATTAACTCTGCGACTTGCTCGATTTTGCTTATTGAATCATTTACCACCTTTTTCCCGTAACATGAAGTTTCATTAGCCTTAACAGCAGCATTTGCTGCATCATTAGTATTCCTTGCCACCTCTTGAACTGTAGCCTGCATTTCATTCATAGCTGTAGCAAGCTGATTTAATTCGTACTGCTGTGATTCCATGCTCACAGCTGATTGACTAGAAATCGAGGTAATTCCTTCAACAGAACGTTCTAAGCTTATAGCGTTTTTAGAAACATCAGACATCATCGTTCTTAAGTTATACTGCATGTCACTCAGGCGCTTATATATTTGCCCAAACTCATCCTCAGAAAAGACACTTGAGTCTGCTTTGGTTATTAAATCCCCATCCGAAATACTATTGATATAAGAGACTAGACTGCCAACTGGCTTTTTAATTTGACGAACAAGCCAAAAACCAATCCCCAGCAACAATGCTATAGCAAAAAGGCTCGATACCAAAAGAATAACCACGCTTCGCGAATAGACCTTGTTAATATTAATGTTTGTCTCAGCAATTTCAGCCAGCATACTAGAGTTCAATTCACGAATATCTGCCTCAGCACTTCCTAGCAGTTTCAAGTTGTCTATAGATACTTGTTTTACAAATGATTCACTGACGCCATCATTTGAATTCATCATCATCAATCTATCAACTGCACTTAGATAAAAATTCACAGAAGCTTGAGCCCGATTAAACAAAGAGTCCTCAGAATAAACATCTCGCATTAATGAGAATGTTTTATCAATATCACTCTTAGCTTGCTTATATCTTTCCTGACTACGCTTTAATCCATCTCCATCATACTTCATTCCATAAATAACTAATCCTAACTCAGCTCTTCTGGCATTAGATAATGATATATCAATATCATCTAGACTAGCTCTTAGTGGAAGCAATACTTCTACCATTTCACTACTTCTAGTATGATTTAACCTCATCTGGGTAAAATTCAAAACAGCTGCAGTAAAAAACAGAATAAAAAAAACAGATAATGATAAGGTTATTTTCCCGCTAACGGATAGGCTTTTCATCCAATACACTCCCAATAAAAATCACTTACCATCATATGGTAAAGATGAGTGATGCAGAATGACTCTAGTAGACCCATCATCCATTTTCTTGAAGCCCCATGTTTTATCTACTATTGTTTTTACCCCTTGTTTATTAACCAAATGTAGCTTACCCATTGCATATGCATATTGACCATTCATTTGAATTGCAGCATTCTCATGCTTAAATGAAACCCATTTCTCTTTAATTGCAAACCCCTTATCCTGCGTATACTTCTCATTGCCACCGATAAAATATGAGATAGCTGCATCTTTAGAGAGTCTGAATGTATGCTCATCCTTTGCCAGTGTCGGTTTAAAAAGCACAACCCCATCTGAATAACCATATACAGAATCTACAAAACTCTCAGCCATTTTATTCAAAGTGCTTTGATCAGATTTTCCTACTGAGCTTAATCCTAATAATCCATCGCCCCATGAATTTTGAGCTTTTAATATATCCTCTTGAGTTATATTCCCAGATGAAACAATAACTGCATTAGCTCCAGCAGATAAAAACAGGGTAAGCATAATCAAACCATGCGCTAGCTTCATATTCATTCCTTACATATTAATTAACCAATGGAGAACATTGTAAAAATGTGTATCGACACATCGTTGCATATCCTATCTGCGGCGATGTAACAGTCAATACCGAAAGGTTAATTTAATGAAAAAATAAACGCGCAAATGATTGCGCAAATATATTAAAAATAATTAATTTATAAACATCTAAATAAGAAGTTTCTAAATAAAATAAATAATGTGATTGTAATCGAATTCATTCAGAATGAATTATTAATTAGCATTTAGGTTCAACTCATATTTCACTGATTGGAGGTCTAACCTCAAACCACCGATACCTGTATAAAAACACCATCATAGCCATTATTATAAGAATCAAATCAAACTAGAATTAGCTACCTAAGGATAGAACGATGGGCTAGTCATGGATGTTCTAAATTATTCTGAAAAATATATTACTGGTCTCCATCACTACTTATTAATCATTTTAGGTGGCATAAACGAATGCATCCCCCACCCTCTAGCGCCAGCATCACGCAACATTGATAGTACTATCCTTGCCTGATCACGGGTATAACCCCGTTTGCAAATGGTTTGCCACGCTGTACCTCGCATTGCGATATTCAACGAGTCGATCAATGTTTCTCGAATCATTAACTCAGCCTCACGCTCGCTAACCTTACAATGATGCGAAATAGCTCGAATGCTCGCTGATACAGCCATTCCCGCAAGGCTTTGCTGGTCATCCAACACAGTGGCTTTCTTGGTCTTTTTGGTCGTGGTCATTGGTTAGCCCTTACTTTGCTCAATTTCTCTTGAATCGCTTTTCGAAACGCTAGCCCGGTCATTTGGCTTGTCTGTGTCTCGAATCGCCTTACTGGAGCCGGTGGTCGCCGGTTATCGGTAATTCTGGCTACGGGTGTTGGTATCTTCTCCCCTAACCCTATGCGCTCACTCCATGTTTTCAGTTGCCGCTTGGCAAGCTGTATCAACTCACTCTCTGACAGATTTCGATTTTTCATCGCTGTGCGCATATCCAACACAATCCAGTACATCACCGGATGAGGCCACGGATAACGCTCAGGTGAGTCATACAGCAATCGGTCTGCGCTGTACCGATGAAAACATGCCATCACCGACTCCACATCCGGTAACCCGTTTTCCTGCTGCTCTAGGCATAACTCCAGCCAATCGCGCGGCACTGGATACGGGTAATACTTCCGCAAAGGCGCTTGGATGAGCGCATGCTCAATCTGCTTAGTCGTCACCTTCCCATCGGTCAAAATCCGCGTAATCTCCCTCGTAAATGCGTCCAGCATCTCCTTGCTGTTCAAACGCGCTTGCATCGCTGGCCAGTGGATGGCGTACAGGGGCATAACCTGCGTCATAACCATCTGACGAACCGCCGAGTGCTGCCGCTTCGTCGAGATATCCCTGCTCTGCGAGTAACTCGCGCATTGCGTCCAACCCACGGTGCCATGCTGAGTTACCCGCTGAAGCTGGGCGGTTGCCAGTTCGTGAACTGGAATTGTTGTTGCGTTGGTCATTGGTCAGTCCTCGTGCTAAATCGGATTTCAGGCGCTGTACGAATTTCTGAATCCACTGGGTGTGGTGAAAGCAACGGCCAGTTGGCTCCCAGTACATCCGGAACTCGTTCAGCTGTGCCTCGCTGTATGCAGGGTTGGTCAATCCCAGCATACGGGCGTATTTCTCAAACTCAGGCCCCGGATTCCACGTCAAACTCATCGGGAATGCGCTAGGCAACGAGCTGCTAACTTGCGGCGGTACTCGCTGAGTCAGAATGGCGTTTTGAACATCAGGCAAAACCGGAGCAGATGTACGCGCGTTGAGAGAGAGATTCTCTGTAGTAATCTCTGTTGTATTCTCTGTAAGATCGGATTGAGGATTCCTGTCTCCCCGAGTTGAGAATTCCTTAGCCCCCGAATTAAGGTTTGCTGAATCTCCGAATTTAGGATTCCTAAATTCGGGAAGTGAATGTTCCTGAACTCCCGACTTTGGTTCTTCTATATGCGCAAACTCAGAGCCCCCATTTACCAACATGAGATCGTTGAAAGCATCAAAATCAATCTTGTAATAGATCCTGTGTTCTAAGCGCTTGTGTGTTTCGATCAAAACACCAAGTGCTTTGAGCTTTTTCCTCGCGGTAACCTGCTCGGTATAAGAGAGGCCGGTTTCAGCCTCTAATGCTTCTGCTGTTTTGTGTACGCCAAGTTCATTGGTACTCTTCCCTTGCCAGTAAAATAACTGGCAAAAGAGCAGCGTAGCCGTAGCCCCACCTAGCTTTTGCGCTAACTTAGGGTAATAAGATACCGGTCTACCTATATCAAACATCAGATCCGATGGCTTCATTGAGCCACCTCACCTAGCGGCAATGCTCGCATCTCCGGATGGCGCGAATAGAAGTCTCGCACTTGGTGAATCAAAGTCCCTTGCATTGCACTTTGCATCACCCTGCCCGCAGGCAGATCAAGATTCTGGCCAATTACACAAGCCATCGCATCGAGCACCGAATCCTGCAGATCGGTTGTATTGATGATTTCTGCTGTTGTATTACACATCGTCATTCTCCTAATTCACTCAGCCAATCTGGCACAGGTAAACCACGCGCTTTGATTTCCTCACGCGCCTGTGCAGCAAGCTCTGGAAACTCACGCATTACCTGCTTCATACCTTCGATAATCAGGATTTTCCCTTCAACGGCTTTGGCCGAACCGAAAGCCGCAGACATAGCGCTAATGGCGATATCCTCTGCTGGCGGCAGTCGTACTCGCACATCTGCGCAGCTGGTTTCTTGATATAGCAGGCCTTGACGGCCCACTTTAGATCGGGACGAGAACAAGTCTCGTGTTGCTTGAAACGGGAGGTCAGTCCGATTCAGGCGTTTGATGACAGTGGTCATTGGTCAGTCCTCTATCTGTATGTTTTTTAGTTAGCCTCTTCCATCTTTAAGGTTGGTTGATGATCTTTATCTAATAGCAATGGAAATTGCTCGCGCCCATAGTCTTGAGGGCGAAATGTATAATCAACGCAAGGAGATAAGTGACATAGAAGCGCTACATACTCAGGAACACCCCGAGTTCTCCATTTAAGAACTGCTGTTCTTGTGACATTGAATCGTTCAGCAGCCTTACTTACACCACCAAACGATTCAACTAATGTTTCGACTGTGAGTTTGTTCATACGTACCTCCGGTTAAAAATGATAACAGTCGTCACCATAAATGCAACTATAAGAACGGTACATTTGTTTGTTCCGTTAGTATTAATATGTACTCATGGAAAATATGACATTGGCTGACCGACTCATCAGTCGGAGGCAAGAGCTCAACATGACACAAGAAACGCTAGCCGCTAAGTCTGGCGTAACCCGCATGGGCATAAGCAAAATTGAGCTCGGCCTTACTATTCATGCTAGAGCCGACACCCTATTCTCATTAGCTAAGGCATTGAAATGTAATGCAGAATGGCTTTTATATGGAAAAGGGGAAAAAGAACCCGCAGTTGATCACACACATGCAAATGTAGTTCTTGGACCAACGGTTGAATTTTATGTGCCTGAAATTAATTGGGTACAGGCCGGAGCTTGGACTGCAATACCAGAGTCTATTCACCCTGCAGAAGCAACAATGCATCCATGTCCGGTAAAGTGCTCTCCAAGTACATTTGCATTAAGAGTAAGAGGCGACTCCATGTTGCCTCGCTTCGAGCAAGATGATCTGATTTTTGTAGACCCAACGAAACTTGATCCCACTAGCGGCAAATTTGTTGTCGCTATGCTCGAGGGCAGCTCAGAAGCAACCTTTAAGCAGTACCAAGAGTTGGACGGGAAAAGAATGCTGAAAGCCCTCAATCCCGATTATCCGCCTGAAATGAGATACGTAAAAATGAATGGCAACTGTCGGATCGTTGGTACTGTAGTTAGCCACGTTAAACCCGTTTAATTGATTTGTGTTGTGTCCAAAGGTTGATGGTCTACTACATGCAAAATCAAAAATTACAAGTAATAGAGATCATTAGGCGTATTGAGGATTGTGCTACTCGTCCATTCTTATGTCGGTGTGACGACGATGAGTTGTACGTCGTAAAAGGAATGCCTTGTGTACCTAAAAAGCAGCTTATTGCCGAGTGGATTTCAGCCCATCTTGCAAAACAGATTGGAATCTCGCTTCCAGAGTTTAGAATTGTCTATGTAGATCAAATACTTGTTGAATACATCCCTGATTGGAAGAAAGATTTACATGAAGGTTATGCATTTGCCACCAAATACATCCCGAATGTAGCACCAATCACATTCAATCAAGCACATAACAATGTCGAGATTCTTGATCAGAAAAATATTTATCTTTTTGATAAATGGATTAAAAATGCTGACCGGACTCTATCTCCACACGGAGGTAATCCCAACATCATCTATGAGCTAGCTAATAATCAGCATTACTTGATTGACCACAATCTAGCCTTCGACCATGATGATGTGGATGAGATGTTCGAACAGCATGTTTATAGCCCACTACATCGGGATTGGATTTTCGATTTTGTAGATAAAGAAACTGCTGAACGAACAACTATTCAGGCAAAATCTATTTTAAAACAAGTGATTACAACAATACCTGATGAATGGTCACTTGATGACGAAGATATGCATAACAGGCTCATTACATTCATTAACAACACTGTTAACAGAGTAGAGTCAGAGGAATTTTGGAGAGAGCTGACATGACTACGCCATGTCTATATAGCATAGTAAGATATGCCCCCTATGCCGAAACTGAAGAGTTTGCTAACGTAGGCGTAGTTTTGTGCGCTCCTAAAAAACATACTTTTCATTTTAAACTGACAAAAAGTAATGATGCTAGAGTTAGCGCTTTTTTCCGCGACGATACGATTTTTTCTTACGCAAGAGAAGCTATAGCCCAAGAGCTAAAGCTAGCCCAAGCTCATACATTCAACATCAAGAATGCCGATGATGTTGCTCAGTTCTTTAATTATCTGACAATGAAAAGAGAATCTATTTTTCATTTCAGTACCACTCGTGTCGTTCTTGCAGATAGTCCTGAGGTTGAGCTAAACCGGATCTATGACAAATTCATCAACCACTCAGACTACAGCAAAGAGCGTAGAGAAGAGATTTTAGCTAAAGAGTTAAAGACTCGCTTTAACTCATATGCTGAGCTTAAAAATATCTTTAAAAAAGAAATGGTAGGCGGTGAACTAGCTCGTTTTTCTATGCCATTTGTTGCAAAGAACGATGAGAAAATTCTCTGTGCCATTAAGCCATTAGCTTTTGTGCAAAAAGAGCCTGGCAAAATGATGGAGCATTGTGACTCATGGGTTGCTAGGGTTACTCGAGCAGCAGAAGAGAATTTATTAAATCTATCAACAGTACTGTTTACCATTGACGGACACGCCAAGCCAACAGGGGCTGAAAATAAAGCGATGGATGCTATAAAACGCACTTTTGATAGGCTAAACATTGCCCATACAAAACATGATGACGAAGTAAATATAGTCAAATTCGCAAAGCAGGCAATTTGAGAAATCTAACCTACATCAGCAATCTTGTTGTTGGCTAGCCTTACATTTCATTTATAAAACACGTTAACAATCAGTTTGTTAGCGTGTTTTTTTGGCCCACCACAAAACAATAGTATCAATAATGATAACTTTTGTACCTGAAACTATTGACACCATTTTGTTCCAATTGTTATCTTTAATCCATCAAAGGGACTCACATCCCATGCTCTTTAACAATCTGACAGCCGCGATCAGGTAACTACCCGCATCCCGAGCAACAAATAGCTGCCGCCACGTAAGAGACCTCGTGCCGAGCATACCGATAAGGGAAAGGCGCAATGCGATAGTGGACTGATCCCGCCGGTGGCGGCAGAGACGACCGGCGTTAAGACCTGTGTGCCAGCCGAAGAGTTGGCCGCAGTAACAAGCCCATTTGCGAATGTGTTTGTTACTGCGAAAACGCAGTGGACTAACCTAATGACCATTGACCAAAGCTTGGTGCTGGTTTGCCTAGTGCCAAAAAGCAAAAACCCCGCCAAAGCGGGGTTCTCACCTGCTGTAACCGACCAAAGTTACAGCAAAAAGGACTAACCAATGACCACCGAAAAGATGGGCATTGATTCGCTGGTAACCGACCAAAGTCACCAACGTGGAGATCATATCATGAGAACAGACTCGATCAACCGCATCATGTTCAAATACACGCTAAGTGGTTCTGATTTCAACACCAAACGCGGACACTGGACGCTGAAAGCCATCCTGCTGTTCGTCGTTCTTTCTCTGATGTACCTCTCTTATCCAGCTTAACAGCGTGAGGTAGCCACATGTCCAACATGATGGAGCGAGGCCCCGTCGTTGACTCCCCTGACCTCGCTGAAGTACGTGCTTTACTGGAAAAAAGAAAACTGGAGTTTTACGCACGCCTAATGGGACCACCCGTGCCCATCACTATCCGAGAGCAACAAAGAGCGCGAGAACGGCAAGAGATAGAACTGCGCGCCAAGATGAACCGCCAAAAGGCTTTCGACCACGCCATGGCGCAAATCACGAGACTGCAACAACAAAGGACTCACCAATGACCAATGAAATGATGTCGGCACCAGACCGCGCCGATAACGCTGAAATCACACGCTTTGAACCAGCCGAATCAGGCTTTTACCGGAACATTCCAGCGGCGGCATATCACGGAGGCCCCGGGCTTTCCAAAAGCGCACTGGATTGGGCGCTGATTTCCGGCCAACACTATCACTACTACCAAATTGAAGGACACGACCAGAAAGATACCGCGGCACTGCGCGAAGGCCGCATCCTGCACAAGATAGTGCTTGAGCTTGATGACTTTGAACGGGAGTTTGTGGTTGAGCCTGAATGGCCGGAGGAGGCAATCAGCAGTGCCGACCAGATGAAAGCCATCATTCAGGAATACAATGATTCACTGGAGGCCAAGCCCTCCATCGAAGAGTTGATTGCGGCTATCGATGCACACAATGCTCGGTTGCCCAAGCCACTAGATGCCGGCAAAAATGTCTCCGCTCATGAAGTGGCCTACGATGCCCTACCGGCTGCGTACCAAACTTTAGGGCCAGATGACAAACGTACCACAACAGCACTCAAAGCCTGCATCAAGAGTTATAACGATACGCTACCCAAGCCACTGAAAACTTCGGGCGGTTACCAAGCAGTTCTCGATAGTTACGCCATGTTGGGAGCAACAGAGGCCGAGCGCGTTGCCCATATCAATGCCCTGCCTCAGCCATTGCCACTCAATGGCAGTAAAGCCGAAATGACGGAGCGTATCCGCAGCTTCAATCCCGATGCCGTTTTTCTGGATGAAATCAAAGAGCAATTCAAGCAACAAGCTGGCCATCGTGAAGTGCTAACCGCCGCAGAGTATCAGCATGCTTTACGTTACCGCGAAGCCATACTCGCCCATCCCGAAGCTGCTGTATTGCTGGAGCTCGACGGTGAAGCGGAAACCAGTCTCTACTGGAATCATCCACAAACCGGTGAGCTGTTGAAATGTCGTCCAGACTGGATGAGCCGCAAAGAACACGTACTGGCCGACCTGAAGTTTGTTCGCAATGCCAGCCCGTACGGCTTTGCCCGTGATGGTAGCGCGCACAACTACCATATCCAAGACGCACATTATAGCGATGGATACCAAACCCTCACCGGCCACATTCCAAGCTTTGCGTTCATCGCCGTGGAGAAAGATGGTCCACTCGGTAAAGACGTGTTCAAGCCCATTCTGGTTGGCGTGTATTACTACAGCATCGCTGACCGCGAGCGTGGGCTTGAGCTGCGCGACATGGCTGTTCGCAACGTTGTCCGCTGGCGTCAAGCCGATTACTACCCAGGGCATGATGGTGTCACCGAAATCAGTGTGCCGGCTTATCAAGTCGCCGCAGAGGAGCGCAAGTTGCTCAATGATGAAGGGTTAACCCCACCGGCCAACGATGAAACTCAAGCCATCGAGTTCTACGAAGACGAACTCACATCGTTACCAGAAAACCTGTTTGCCTCGCAGGAGGTCGCATGATGAATCAACAAGTCGCTACAACGCTCAGCAGTGATAAAGCGGTCATGGCCAATGAGCGCGGTCAAGCCAATATGCTGAACCTGATGATGAATGTGGACTTCATGGCCAGCATTGATCGGCTAGCCGACATGATGGCCAGCGGCAAAGCCACCGTTCCTCAGCATCTGCGTGGTAACAAAGCTGATTGCTATGCCATCTGTCTGCAAGCACTACAGTGGGGAATGAACCCCTTCCCCGTAGCGCAAAAAACGCATCTGGTTAATGGCACGCTCGGCTATGAAGCCCAATTGGTGAATGCTGTCGTCGTGAACTCCGGTGTGATTAAGGGGCGCTTTGACTACGAGTTTTTCGGGCCATGGGAGCGCGTAATCGGTAAGTTCAAAGTCATCAAAACCAAGAAGGATAATAAGGACATCGAGTACCGCGTCCCCAACTGGACATTTGATGATGAGAAAGGCTGCGGCGTCCGCGTTACCGCATTTCTGCCAAATGGCGAGGCGCGCAGTATTGAGCTGTTATTGCAACAGGCGCGCACGCGAAATTCCACATTGTGGGCTGATGACCCTAAACAGCAACTCGCCTATCTGGCGGTTAAACGCTGGGCGCGATTGTATAGACCGGATGTCATCATGGGCGTTTACTCCGTTGACGAACTGCAAGAAGAAATCGACATCACGCCGATGGGTGGTGACGATACTCCGCCCTCAGGACAATCAATGACAGAACGTTTAGCCGCACAGGCTGCGCGTAAACGAGCTGCACAGCAAGCCGCGCGCAAGGGTAATGTCATTGAAGGTGAAGCCCGTCCTGTCGCGGAAACCGCAGCAGTAGCAACTGAACCTGCGGCAGACCAAACACCAGAGCCATCATCAGCACAAAACGACACGCCTAATGAGCCATCGGTACAAGATGTTCAGGATATGCTGGCCGATATCTTGTTCCGTATGGACGAGTCGCAATCAGGGCACGAGATAAAGCAGCTGGTCGAAGAAATTGCCACCATCGGCAAATTCATGACCAAAGACCAGCAAGCCAAAGCCAACCTTGTTTATCACCGCAATATGGACCGTTTAGGTCTACGTAAAAATGCAGCATAACCCAAGGACTGACCATGACCACAATCACCGTTGCCAGCGCACTGGAAAGTGCGCTGCGCCCTATCGCCTATCAGCTGGATAATGCACTGGCGGTGACCGAAGGGGTTGCCGCCTCTTCACTTCAAGCTGCCAAGACTCTTCTTGAGCAAGTCACGCTGCAAGTATTAACCCAATACGACAAAGAGATTGATGAGTTTAACTCCCTGCTGGATGAACTCGAGAAAACACGGACTGAATTGCATACCGCGCAACTCAGTGCCGGCTCTTCACGGGAAACAGTTCGAGAGCTTGAGATTGCCGTTGCTGAAAAAACAGCGTTGCTCGACCGACTTGAAGCACGCATGAAGCTGGATACGTCAGCGACTGCGCTCCTTCGCAAAGAGTACAACGAGCTCAAGTCGATGAATCCCCATCGATTGAAAGAGAACTTGGCGGAAACCCGCAAAAAACTGACTGAAGCCATCCGATTACGCGATGACCTACAGCGTGACAATCAGAAGCTACGTAAAGATGTCGCCAAGCTCAAATCCCATACCGCAGAACTGGTTGAGGCCACGCTTAAACTCACGCAGGAGTGCACCGAATTACGCAGTCGTTTAATGAAAACCGACGGCGATGTCGAGCCGCGTTACTTCAATTCGCAGTATAAGGAATGGGGTGTCGGATATTACTTGTATGTGTTCGGATTCGGACTCGATATCACCCAATCAGACCCAGACATTCACATCATCAATAAAGAGCTCGATTGGCATATCGAAGTACGCTGCACTCTAGGTGTTGCCGTCATTGTTAGTGTGACTGACTGGCTCACACCATTCTACCCTGACCCAACCGTCAACCCACTTCACGCTGCATGGCCGGATGAACTGAACGACGCCGTAATCGCCAAGATTCGTGACCTCTGCGCGAACTCGCACCCAATGTTAGTAGCTCGCGCTGAATGGGCAGAATTGCAATTACTCAGTGAGATTTGGTTGCCCGCGAAGCAATGTGACTTGCTGGCCGCCAGCAATATCCAAACCCTCTTTGACGTTGTGCGCCGCGAGCCTAGTGCGCTCACCAAGGTCAAAGGCATTGGAGAAAAAACAGCGCGAGAAATCCATGCATTCTGCATGCAGCATGTTCGTGAATGGATGCGCCAATACGATAAAGAGTGCCGCCAGACGGCAGCGTAAGGAGTAAGTATGGAGCAACGTTATCTAACACAAGAACAACGTGATGATGCCTATAAAACTTACCGCCAGCGAGGTATTCGAGTCCGAAAAGTCGGATTATTCAGCCTTGAGCTAAGCCCTCATCATGGCTCAGTGAAGCATCGGTCGCATTATGCCCGTAGCCCTGTCTGGCAAATGATGACGACTTCATCATCGTAATTTCGCTAGCAAGTGAAACGTAAAATATCGTCCCTTCCATACACGCTGCTGATATCCAAAATGAAGGTATCACCCTTCAGCTTGGGAATGCCATGCAGTGCCATATCTGTGACAAGCAGCCAGCCATCACCACAATAGGTCGCTCTCTCGGCCTATGCGAGTCATGTGCCATTGATACAGCGCTATCACTATTAGCCGTCACTCGGCTCAGTGATAACGCTGTTCAATCTCTGATGAATGCCGGCTACAACCTCGCAGCATTGCCAGTAACGCAACAGCATTGGCGAGCCACAGATATCGCTAAAGAGTTAGGCGTTTCAGCGCAAAAAGTTGGTCGTATCGCCAATCAATACGGACTCAAAAAAGCACCCTATGGAGAGTGGCGGCTAGACCAAGCAGCCTACTCCCACAAGCAAATTGAAAGCTTTGTCTACAACGCGAAAGGCCGTCAGGCTCTAAACGAACTGATAAGGACTAACCATGACCGCAAAATTGATCCCTGTATCAGAATGGGCAGTGCTGACCTTCGGTAAGCATGCCCCCTGCAAAGAGGTATTAAATCGATGGGCGAGAATGCATCAGTTTTCACCCGAAGCCCAAAAAGCTAAGCGCATGTGGTTCGTATATCCCGACGCTAGATATGTCGGCAATCAGTTGAAAGTTACAGCCAGTAAACATGACGATGTAAGACTCCAAAGGATCCTCGGATGCCACGGCCACGACAAGCAAAAATAGTGATTCCCAATTTATATCGTCGGTATGACAAACGAAATGGGAAGGTCTATTGGCAGTACAAATCGCCCATGGATGGGCGTTTCTATGGGTTAGGAGATAACGAAGAAGAAGCACGGCAAATCGCCGTGGAAGCCAATGCCCGCATACTGTCAGCAAGAAGTAAGCTCAATGAAGAACGCATATTGATGAAAAGTGCAGAAATTGCATCGTCTCCCGATGCATCAGTCTCACTTTCACTAGCATCCTTCCTTGATAAGTTTGAAGAACATCAGCAGAAAAGACTCGATAATGGCCAAATAAAACTAAACACCTTCAAGCAAAAGCAGTTCCCCATAAATACATTACGAAACATGCTTGGCACTAAACCGATACACACCATATCAGTGCTTGACTGCAATACTGTACTTGAGGCTGTTCAAGATGGCGGCAAGTCAAGAATGGCGCAAATCGTCAGAACAGTCATGATAGAGGTTTTTAAAGTAGCGCAGCACATGGGCGATGTTCCCGTGGGGTTTAACCCTGCTGAAGCAACACTAAAACCGTTCAATAGGATATCTCGTTCGCGTATTAGCCTATCCGAATTTTTGATCATCTTAGATAAAGCCCATGACTTAACTAAACAGCACTACCTATACCAATCTATGCGCTTAGCGCTTGTGACTGGGCAGCGCATCGGTGATATCACAAGAATGAGATTTTCAGATATCGAAGATGGGTATTTGTTGGTTGAACAAGAGAAAACAGAACGGCGGATAGCTATTCCTCTACAACTTCGGTGTGATGCGATCAATTTGTCACTTGCTGAACTAATAGACGATATCCGATCCGATGGCATCAAGAGTGACTATCTTGTGCATACAAACGTATCAACTGCACAGTCACGGGTTGGTGACAGCATTAGCCCTCAATCCTTATCGACCCTTTTCGGAAAGATCAGAAACACATGTGACATTGATTGGGGTAATAACACTCCAGCTAGCTTTCATGAAATACGGTCGTTATCAGAACGACTATACCGAGATCAAGGTATCGACACTCAGCGGCTACTTGGTCACTCATCTCGAATGATGACTGACCGGTACAATAACGAGCGTAAAAAGGAGTACGTAAAGCTCAAAATCTGA